AGATATAATTCTGCATTGACGAGTCAACTAGAAAGTCGTCGGTTAATAGATCATAAGTAATTTGATCTCCTGGCAATGCAATATTAGTAAGTGGGTTTGCTTGCATAATATCACCAAGATACATCTGAGGCAAGGTAACCTCTTGACAGAAGTAAGTCAATGATGGAAGTTTCTCAATACTAAACTTAAATCCATTAGGTGAAAGTGGATTTAAATTACTTGGAAACGGACAAGCTGAGATAATGTTTTGTGCCATATGATTATTTATATACAAAAAAAAGGGGATCCGAAGATCCCCTGTAAAAAACCCGTTAGGGTTTGACCACCTAATTACATTAGGTTGGTAACTGCTACCTTGCGATAGTAGATGTTTGTGCCAGAAGACATGCTGGTGAATGGGTTTGCAACCATACCATAACGTGTCTTGAAACCAATCTTTGGTTGGAATGTTGCTGGGTCAACAGCACGTACTTTCTCTAGTGGAACGTATGGGCAGTAGAATAGACCAGCATCATATGCTGAAGTTCCTTTGTAACCAACAACGAAGTATTGGGTAGCATTAGAAGCGTTAGCATTTGCAGAATATGGATCAACATAAACTTTGTACTTGCCGTTTAGAACACCAGCGAAAGTGGTGCTTGCTTCGTCAACGTTTAAGTTGTTACCAGCAAGAGCTGGAGCGTAATCAAGAACACCAGCCATAGCTAAAGCACTTGCAACGTCTGCAGAGCAGATGATGAAGTTACCGCGGCCACGACGTGTTGTTTGAGCGATAGCGTTAGCTTCACGTTCGATTTGGAACATTAGGCCCTTGAATTTCTCAACAGACCAACGACCGTTAGAATCAACGTCTAGGTCAAAGGTACCAGCAGTAGCTGTACCTGCTTGTGCACCAGCCTTAGCAGCTGTGTATACAGTACGAACAACTTCACGGTTGATTTCACCAAGAATTTCTGTTGAAAGAATATTGCTTAGTTCACCTTCAGCGTCAAGACCATGAACTGCTTTTAAGTCTTGTGCTAATTCAACTGTGTATTCTGCACGTAGAGCACGTGTTTTAGCAGTAACAGTTGTCTTCTCGATTGAGAATGCCATTTGACCGAATGCAACTGAATCACCTAGGTTTTCAGCGTTAGCTGTAGTGATACCAGTACCAGTTGTGTAAGTACCATCAACTGGGTTAGAACCAGCATGTGTACCTGTACCAGAGAAGTCTGTATCTGCTTCGTTGAAAAGAGCTTCTGTACCGCCTTGAGTAGCGTAACGGCTCTTCATTGCGAAGATAAGACCTGTAGGTTGTGTCATTGGCTGAACACCAGCGATATCATAAGCGATAAGCTGTGGAGCTGCACGACGAACTAATGCGATAAGAACTGGATCGTAACCAGCCATGTTTGCGTTTGTACCAGCACCACCAAGAGCAATACCGTCACCGCCAATGTTAGCGATTTCGTTAAGTGCTTGTGCTGATTGCTGCATAGCTTTTTCTTGGTTCTCAAGAAGCTGTGCAGTTACTTGTTTGCGATAGTCATCTTTAATAGATGGTGCGGTTTCCGATTCTAGGATCGGACCCCATTTTTTAACTAACTCTGGACGTGTAGTCATTTTTGTTTTCCTTTAAGTGGATGTTTACTTATTACCAAGTGCTTTAAGATAACCGGCCATTACTGGATCAACGATTTTTTCTTCTTCTAAATGCACTGGCTCATCGGTTACAACTGATGTAACAGTTGTGGTAACCTTCTTACCAAAATAATTTTCTTTGATGGTTTGAAGTTTTGTCTTGAAAGATTCAGCATCATCATATGCAAGTTCTTCAGCTAAGCCTTTAAACTTCTCTGCATCTGTATCAGCCATACCAGTCGAGAATTCTGCAATCTCTGCAACACGCTTCATTTCGTTGATCTGTTTTGTTAGTTCAACGTTAGTAGCTAATTGCTCGTCAAGCTTAGACTTGGTAGTCTCAACTTGTTCTTGCATATCAGTTAATACATCGAACTTTTCTTCTGGAACATCGATGTAGTGTTGCTCGAATACATCCTTCATGCCAGCAATAAAGCTTTCCATGATTTCTGTCTTCATACCATTTTCAAGGGCAAGTTCATTATCTGTCATCCACTGCTCAACTACGTAGTTGAGATATCCATCAACTTTTTCGACAAGACCCTCTTTGATTGACTCAACTTGCTCTGCAAGTTTTGCATCAAACGCTTCTTCAAGTTTAGCAGCTTCCTGCTTAACTCTACCAAGAACAGCTGCTTCAAAAATAGTAGCTGCCTTAGTTTTAAATTCTTCTGTAAGATCTTCACCGTTAATTAGAGCTGCAACGTCTTCTGAAACGTCAACGGTGATTTCTTCTTTAACTTCAGTAGTAACTACTTCTTCAGTCTTTACTTCTTCGGTTTGTACTTCTTCAGAAACTACTTCTTCAGTAGTTACTTCTTCTGTGCTTACTTCTTCTGCCTTTAGCTTTTTAGACTCTGCTAAAAGCTCAGCAATTTTTTGTTCGATAGACATCGTTTTCTCCTAATAACTGGATGAGTTCTTAATTATTTATTTATTTATTATTTCAGATTCTTTAGAAAATTCTGAAAAGCCGCGATAGAGGCTTCAGTTAATCTCTTAGATGGAGTACGCTGAATAAATTTCTTAGTATCCTCTATCTGTCTTTGCTCAAATTTTCCATCAACAAAAACCCATTCCACCGACTCCATAATACCTCTTACGAAAGCATCGGGAGCAGAAGGGTCGGCGACGATGTCCGCTGCTGTTGACAACATAAAATCGTCTTGAACAACTTGAATTCCTTCTTTATTCATTTGAAGAGATCCAAGAGCTCTACTAGAAACACCTAAATTAGCACCACCGTCAAGAAGACCGCGTGCAATATTACCCATAGGTGTTTCTAGAATTTTTGCCTTACCAATGTAGTTAGTACCTTCTTTACGAAGATCTACAATAAGGTGAGATACGCGATCCAAATTAATGGATGGGTTATCTGGGTGGCCAAGTTCACCATATGCACGGTTTGTCTTAACCAATGATTCCATATAACGGCCAACTTCTTTATCCATAACATGTTCTGGATACATACGGCCATTACGGTTCTTTAATTCTGATTGAAGGAATACACCTTCAATGAAGTACTGCTTACCTTTGCCGAGTTTTTCTTCGACAATAAAGCTAGTTGTTTCTGTTACTTCGCGGATTAATTTCATATTAGCTTCCTACTACGTTTGGATTGTCATAAGAACCAAAGGTTGCATCTTCAATCTTACTGCTCCAACCCTTTAGCTTGTGAAGAACTATCCAACCACTTACATCCTTTGCAGCACTGTTTATGATAGCGATATCATAAGTATTGTCATTATTTACTGGAATTCCGAGTGCATTAAACTCTACGTTCATATCATTTTCTGGTGCTGTTACGATAACAATCTTACTATTACGAGAAATAATAACCTTTGAACCTAATTCACCAGTGCAAATAAACTTAGCAATGTTTACTTGCGGAGCATCTGAGTTTCTTGCTTGAGTTGCTGCTGCTAAATTAGCTAGTGTTACAGTTCCTGTTTCCGCGGCACTAGAAGCAAAATGAATCACTATTTCATTGTTAGTGTTCTTGACAGTCGTTAGTGTCATTGCCATTTTTATTCCTTTATTCTTCTAATAAGATGCATGAAATTCTCTTTAGACTCACGCATATATTCTATTATCTGATATTTATCTTTAAGTAATGTATTCAAAAGACGCTGTGTATCTTCATCAATTGCTACAATACTACCATCATCTAATTTATATTCTAACTTACCTACAAAATTAGAAGTAGTATTTTGTTTAATATCTGTTATAACTGGATCAATTGAAAAAATATTAGAAGAAGCAAGCTCAATATATGACTCTACTAATGTATCTGTAATCTTTTCTATATCGTGATATTTGCGAATTAAATTTGCTATCTTTTCTTCAGGTATTAGAGTATCTACTTTTTCTAGTATCTTCGAATTATCAATGTATCTCTTAATGTATGAGCTTGCTTCTTCTAATGTTTTTACATTAGATTTAATTAATTCTTCATTAACATAGATACTTAAATCTTTGAAGATAACAACATGCTGTTCTTGATATTTAAAGCTATCAAGAATACCCGTTGTTTCTGCAATGTTAGACTTAAGTTTGCTCAGTGTTAACATCTTCTTCTGCGTTTGGTTGTTCTTCTTGTTTAACGAACATCTTTTGAGCTACCTGTACTCTATAATCATCTAAAGCTTTAGATACTCTTTGAGACATTGCTGTGTTAAAGCTATCTTCGATAGCGATAGAATCGCCGGCAATTAATGCATCTACTAATTCACGTGTCATTGTTTTGGTGCTCCTGCTTCAATTTGGTTTTGGACATCCCCTTGAAGTCTTTGCTTCATTAGTTCGTCCTGCATCATCTGTTGATTATGTTCTTCGTTCTCGGAATCCATTTCAGCAATCTCTTCATCTGATAAACGAAGAACATGCTTCTTAATATATGTTGGAGAATAATACTTGCCAACGAATGGATCCATAGTTGCAAGTAAGTTCATTCTTGCTTGCATAATCTCTGAGTCTTTGATTTCAGCGAAGTGGTTATCCTTCATAAAATCAAATCTAATATCTTTAACTAAGACATCCCAATCATCAAGAGTAATAATACCTTTAAGAATTAATTGAGTCTTAAGTGCATCAAGGAATAAGTTAGAAAACTTCTTACGAATTCTTTGAACAAACTTAGTAAATTTGATTTCATCACGATTAATTTCTGATGAACGCCCGAGATTAAATGTGCTGTCGGATTTTAAACGACTAGCTGGCACGTTAAGTGCTTGATATAATTTATCTTGGAAGTATTCGATATCTTCGATCTGTCCAAGTGTTTGGCCGCCTGGAAGTGTGGTTATCTCCGTGCCTTTACCACCCTCACGACGAGGCATCCAAAAATCTTCCATAAGAGACATATGCTTACGATCATCTCTTACTTCGCCCGTAGTAGCATCATATACTACTTTATTACGGAACTTATTCATAATATCGTTAACGTATTGTTCAGCTTTTTGCTTTGGTAAGTTACCTACGTCAACATAGAATATTCTACGTTCTGGTGCACGGCTAATACGATAGATGACAAGAGCGTCTTCCATCATCTTTAACTGATTAACAATCTTAATTGCTTTATGCAAATAAGATAACATCATGCCAGAATTCTGATCTAAAACGCCAGAGCCAGTATAAATGATAGAATCAATAGGAAGCTTAATGCCTTGTGTATTTGCTTCTGTAATACCTTTGTCATTATAGATGTAGAATTCTTCTATCTTCTTAATGACTTCAACACCTTGTTGATTCTTTTCTTTAGTAACGTTTTTAATTCTACGAATTTTACGTGGATCTACCTGACGTAATTCAACGATACCATCTCTAGGATTCTTATCATCTACTAAAATTTGATAATATAAACGACCATCGATATACCAATTTCTAAATATATCATGACCGCGTTGTTCAAACTTTAATAAGTCAATAACTGTTTTAAATTCTTCTCTAATCTTATTCTTAATAGATTCAGAAACTTTTACGTCTTCGAGAACGATCTCAACTGGTGGACCATCCTCATCTGCTACAATAGCTTCGTTAGTTAAATCATCAATTGCACTATCACAATCTGGATACTGAGATATTTCACGATATCTGCGAATCAAATCGTTTTCGTTTTTTACAATCGTGTCTAGGTTCATTACTTGCGCGTAATAACCCGCCGCAGCAGACGTTATAATAGTAGATCCATCATCTGCTGCTGGACTTACTACCGATTGCTGCTGCGGTGTTTTCTTTCGCTGTATTTCAAAACCAAAAACTTGCATTATATATTTACCTTAAATTATTAACCACCGATAGGGAACGAACCGATTGGAGTATCGATAGATACGTTAACTCCAAATGGGGTTCCACTAGCTGTATTAGATACCCAATAATTGTAAGTAAATGTTATGTCAAAAGTTTCAACGGTGTTTGCTTGATCAAAGTCAAGAGCAATTGCGCCAATTTCTGTTGGGTATGCATCAACAAACTTATAAGTTTTTACTGTAGCGCCATTGCGATCTAATTGGTGAACTAATAGATCTACTTGATAATCACGTGGATTTACACGACCATTAGTAGAAGCTAAATTCTGAACTCCATCAGACCACTGTTCCATAGCGTTACGGATTGCAAAATCTGTATCGTTATAGACTGTGATAGACCAAGGTGTGAATGTACGCTCACCAGCAATGTTTACTGCACGGCCACGGTATTGAATTGGCACATTTTCCACCATTGAAGCTGGAAGTTGTGCAGCCTTACATAAGAATTGTGTCTTAAGACCAACGATTGGTCCTGCAGATACGTATGTAGGGAATGATAACTCTACTCTAAATTGGTTGGCACGAGCTCCACCACCAATTAGCTGAGCCTTAAAATCTGAAATGTTAGCCATTAACGACTCCTTAAAATTCTTTTAATATTTATAGGATTGGCGGGAGGTTAATCCCGCCAATTTTATCAGGCACCAATTTCTTCAAAGCTTACACTAGAACGTGCAGCAATAAAGTTTAGAGTGATGAAGTTGATAGAGCGGTTTGGTTTGATAAAGATATCAGCAACAAACTCGTTACTATCAATAACTTGTCCAGTGTTATTGGTTTCATCGCACTTAACACGGAAGTCTGTTACACCACGGCGGCCTTGAACATCGCGTAAGAATGGTTCTACTAGATTTCTAAACTGAGCGCGAGTGAATGTATCGTTGAATTCGAACATTTGATACTTAGCAGCAGTAGCAATAGATTTTTCTAGAACAATGAATAGACGACGTACGTTGATACGATCGAATGCACTTGGTTTACGCTGCATTGTCTTATCACCATAAAGGATAGTACCTTGTCCTGGGAATGATACTACTGGGTTAACACCAATACCGTATAATACATCACGGTCTGATTGACTTGGATTGAATGCTAGTTTAACAACATTCTTAATTTGTCCACGGTTGAAACCACCTGGAGAGAACCAAGGATCAGCAGTGTAATCTGTACGAGCACATAGACCAGCGATATCGCCGTTTAGTGGAACATACCAGTAAGCGTCATTGTAACGATCATACTGATACTTAAATCCAGAATCCATTACAGCATAAGAAGTATCTAAGCTTGTAGCATCACGGTAAGTAGCAATTGCATCGGTTGCAGCTGAACCCATTCCAGTGATTGCACTTCCATCTGTATTTCTTGGAGATACGAATACAACACAATCTCTACGTACTTCTGCAACGTTATCTACGATGAATTTTGCAGTAGAAGCTGAAACGCTACCAGTAGGAATTAGAGAAATATCATACTGATCAGTATTAGCAAACAACGTATAAGCTGTTTGGATGTTTCCTTCTGTAGAAGCAAAATCATCTACACCACCAGAAAGAGTATAATCTAATTGCGTATCTGCTACAGCAAGTGTCCAAGCAGTGGCAGTTCTTACTAAACTTGAACTTGATCCCCAGGTTGGCTTAGTTACAGAAGTAATAATACCGCCAGAAGTAATAGTTTCTTGTGTTGGAGTTTCCAATATACTAATTACATAGCCTGTTGGAGTATCTACAGTACCTTGACGAGAAACTGAAACTACTGTGTATGTAGCATTATTAGCATTAGTTCCGCTAATAGTAATTTGACGACCGTGACTTATAACGCCACGGTCGTTAGTGTAAACTCTCTCTTTATCTGGAGCTGCATCAAAGAATGTCTTATAAGCTTCAAGATTTGTAAAACTTCCAGCAGCAACTACTGTAATAGTTTTAGCATTAGCAGAAATAACCATAGCTGATCCAGCAACAGCATTAACTGCTGTAGATGCAGGCTCTGATAGTTGTAATGTAGATGGGTGATCCATCCACCATACGTACTTAGATTGTGAATTGATTACGGATTTGTAATAGTTATTAGATCCATCAGTCTTCTTAGCATCAGATAACTTAGATAAGAAGCTATACTTTTCTAATACTGCGCCAGCTTGACCGCTGAAGTCTCCTCTTGAATTATCTAAAACTACAATATGAACTTCATCATTTGTTATTGCATATTGAAGTGCATATGCTGAAGTGCCTGGAGGTGATGAGAATAGGGATCTAATATTTGCAGGTGCACCTGCAAAATTACCTCTATCTAACATAACTACTCTAACGCCATTTCCTTTTTCGCCTGCAAACTTAGCAGCAAATGGACCAACAACACCAGCACCATCTGAGAATGCTGCAAGATAATTGGTGATGTTTTTAATCTTTACGCCAGAAGTAGTTAATCCTATAACACGTGCAGTTGCTGCTGTACCAGATGCTGGTGCAGCAATTGTAATAGTAGGAGCAGCAGTATACCCACTACCTACATTAGTAAGAGTAATGCCGGTGATTGTACGAGTTGTAACGCTATTCTCGGTAGTATCCGTATAAGTTACTGTAGCAGTAGCTCTAATACCTCCAGTAATATTAGGTGCACTAATAGTTACTACTGGAACTTCACCGCCAGTTCCTGATGCATAACCTGAACCAGGACTAACTAATTGAATATTAGCTTGCTCTAGTGATCCAGATTTAACTGCTACCGCATTTCTAAGAAGTGGGGCATCTGCACGAGAAACGTACAAGCTATTAGTATAAGCTAAAAAGTTAGCTGCTGTGAAAAATGATGAATAGTTTGAACGTGTTGGTTGACCAAAACGGCTAACTAATTCAGTCTCTGAAGAAATTCTAACTGGATCTTCAATTGGACCCCAAGCAAATGGTCCAGCGAAGGCTCCAGCCGAAGAAGAAACTGCTGGCACGATTGAAGAAAAATCTTTTTCTACAACGGCTACTCCTGGGCTTAGTTGAAAAGGCATGTTGAAACTCCTGTTATTATACAAATAAACATCTTCTGATGTCTATCTTTATTTATCTATAGTCAGTTTTATCTGTTAAAAGTTCAAGAGCTTGTGTTAGCTCTTCATTTCTATTTCCATCATCAAAGAACCCAAACGGTGTCAACTGATCCTCGATCATCTTAATTTTATTTTCATATATCACTTGTCTAATATTTATATTAGATAATTCTTTGAAATATGAATTGGTTGTTGCCCACGAAAACAATACAAGAGGCATGACGAGATCGTCGTGGTATCCCTCATCAGCCTCATACGAATTCTTTTTCTGAATGAAAGTAGAAATTTCTGATATAATATCAGCATCTGGAATTAGAAGCTTTTTCTCTTCTATCAAAGTCTTAAAGTTAGAACATCCAATACGTTTAACACGCTTATCAGTTACAACTCCAAGCTGAGTTCTTCCTCCACCAAAACCACCGGAAATAGTCTGACCATCACCAGATCTATTTACCATAACTAAATTATCATATTCATATTCGTTATATAAGATATCTGCAACTTGCTCTGACGAGTTAATCTCAATTAGAACATAAGCATTATTATATTCTTTAGCAACTTTATAGATTACTGTAGGATATAATAACGGACTTATCTTATTATCTCTATATTTAGCAACTACTCGATAAGGCATTTCTGTCATGTCTACCACGACAAAAGCTGAATAGTCTCCACCAACGCCTTTGGCAGTATCTGCTATAAGAGCATATGATCTTCCCTGTTCCCCTAGTTCTAAGTTTTCACAGATCGGTTCTTCATATACATCAAGACCCTCATTTGTAAAGATGATATCTCCAGGAGACATCTGTGAGATAGCATTAGCAGAAACCAAAGTAAGACTAGAACCAAGGAACCTACATAAAACTTCTTGGTTAAATTTGAGATCTCCAAGAACACGGTGTTGAGCATCAGCCCAAGCTTGATCACGTCCTGGAATTTCCGTGTAAGGAATGAATAATGGAACAAATCCATTGCGCCCCTTTTCAGCATCATTCCAATATTTCCAGAAATGATTATAACCAAGTGGAGTAGAACTTAAAAGAATCTTAGTGTCAGAACCTGATGAGATTGTTGGATAAACAGAAGCAAAGAAAGCATCGGCAATGTTATTTGGAATGATCGCGGTTTCGTCGATATACAGCATGTTAACTGTCTTACCACGAATACCCGCTGCAGTTGTTGCTGCCGTAAAAACTTTAGATCTATTCTCTAGTTCTACGTCACCTTTGTTCCAAGTTACAACGCCTTGTTGCATCCATTTTGGAAGCATCTCATACATAATTTGATAGCGATCAAGAACTTCTCGAGCTGCTGTTGCTTTATGAGCAAGGATAGCAACTGTCTTAGCATCTTGGAAAATAGTGTACCAAAGAATATAAGCAGCAGATGTTGTTGTTTTACCTTGCTGACGTCCTTCCATTAGAATAACCATTCGATTATTATGGATGATGTTTATCTTATTAACTTGACACGGATATAATTTGAATAGTTGAAGGCCGTGGTCAAGCGTAACAATCTGACAATAGTTGTTAATGAAGTAAACTGGATCTTCCGCACACTTGACATATTCCTCAAGTTGTTCTTGAGTAAAGCCTATCTTCTGTCCAGCGGCTTTTAAATTCGAATTAGAATTATATACTTTTAGATCGTCACTCACTGTTCATCCCACGTATTCGTAATATCACCTGTAATAGTGTTGCCCAACGAATCTAAGTTAGCGTTATCTGTGTTAACAAATATTCTATTGATGATACTAGAATTATTAACAGGACCAAACATTAGAGCTTTAATTGTAAAATTCAAAGTGTAGGTAACAAATCTACGGGTCTGAAAGTCTCCGTCGTATTCATCATTAAGACTCATACCATTTAATATAATAGGTATGTCTGTTATGATATTTGACTCTGGTATTACTTTAACTGACATAGTTAATTCTGGAGAGAAGAACGGAAGAATTTGCTCTATGATTTGTAGTCCGTCTTCTGTTGTTTTTGTAAGTACATATAAGCTAATATCTATGTTATATGGTACTGGCGCAAATGTTCTTTTAATAGTTCCATCTATAGGATCTGAACATGTAATATAGCTATTACGATTTATTTTTCTTATTGGATCATAAGAAAAACTAGTTATCTCAAATGACATTCTTGGTAATGTATTATACGTATGATTCTCAAGACTAGCATCTTGTTCAAGGCGTACTAACCATTTTTCTTTTGGAGCATATGCTATAGGTACAGCTAAAGTTTGTTCTACAGTCTTTCCCAAATCCTCACGCGTTATTTGAATGTCGCTAAATAAACTGCCGAACCCGACAATAATTTTACGCGTAATAGCGTGATAGAAGATTGTACTATTAAGCATTTAATTACCAAGTAGTAAGAGCTACTCTTTTCCAAATTGGAGTTGTAGAATTTACATAAGAAGCAGTGCAATAATAAATGTAATTAGAGTCAAATGCAATCATACCAGCTTTATCAAAAGTAGATCCTGCACTTGTTGTAGGAGCTGTAACTTCTTTATAAGCTGTAGATTGTGTTGTACCATCTGTATATGTTAATGCACCAGTAGCAGATAATGATATAGTAAATGTTCCATTAACTAAAGAACTGAAAGAAGTTGGTATAGTTGGCTTATTAGTTAAATCGGTATAATTGCCTGAGAATAATGTTGGCTTATTAGTTAGATCGTTATAATTACCCGAGAATATAGTTGGTTTATTAGTTAGATCGTTATAATTCCCTGAGAATAGTGTAGGCTTATTTAAAATAGCACTAACACCAGTAGAAGAAGCCCAATCAGAATTTACTTGCGCAGCTGGAATAGATGGCTTATCATTTATATCATTATAACTTATACTTTCGAAAGTTACTTGAGCTCCATCGGTGCGTAGATACTTTCCAGATCTATTAACCTGAGAAGGATATACGGCTTTAGTATCTAATGCAGAATATACTTCTGTAAAATTAGAATTTATTTTTGTAAAAGCTGTACGTAATGGATCGCCATTACCGTCATTCTGTTGTGCACCAATATTGATTACTAACTTGGTCATATTATATCCGCCGTTGTTAAGGTTGTATCTGCTTCGATAGCAGTACTATCTGCAGTGTAAGATAATTGAGAGGCAATTGCTTCTCCGAAAGGATTGCTTGTATCGAATATGAGACCACGTGATTCTTCTCTGAATCTAGTGTTATCTCCATAATTACCAACTTTATCGATGTCTACTACATTATCAACATCGAATGATTTAAGAGTTTCAAATACATCTATCTCTCGTATTCCGGTATCGATTAATTCTGAACTATACTGGAACAATTCAACTTGAAGTCTATAAACATATAGTTTCTTAAGTTGATAAAAAGGATCTTGATGTTCTACAAACTTTATTTCAAATAAACCTTTAGTAAGAGGAAAGTATATTAAGTCACCCTCACAAGGTCTAGTTGGAATAGTAGTATTATTATGAGAAGCGACAAACTTTTCCCAAGATCTACGTGCAACAGTAAGTGTTGCGGACTGTTCCATCATTAAACCAAATTTCTGAATGAAGGCTCCCTGTCCTTCAAATCCATTAACTGATTCTAAATACATATCAATTGGATACGCATTTTTAAATTGAGAAAGTCTATCCTCGCCAAGAAGTTTGTCTTTACCAACAAGTGTTCTTGGAATGTAAAACATTTCTTGACCCCATATTGAAATAGATTCAATGATGAGATCTTCTAATAGGTACTGTTCATTTCTAGTACCGTGCGAAAAATATACGTTACGTGCCATATTAGCCCATAAAGAATTCTAACGGAGCGGACTTAGTTAACATCTCATTTTCAAGCTCTTTAATTTCTTCTGTCGCTTCAAGATATAATTTGTCGCCATCAATAGTAACTCCACCTGGAAGTTGCATCCCTTGGAATTTCTTAATGTTAGTTGCCCATTGTTTTTTGATTAACGCGGTCGTATAATGTTTAAGCCAAGAATCACCATATAGTCTTGGCGCTGTCGCAGGATCTAATGCGCGATAGCATTCAATAAGAATATAAGATCCAGGTACTATATTCTCTACCCAGTTTTCATCAATATAAAGACGATTAGTAAATCTATTAAATCTATATAAAGGATGACCATTTAATGTCATATCAAGTAAACTTAAATGAGACATTACTTGAGTATAATAAATGATTGATGTAGAAGTTAAATCATATAAATCATTCAGGCGTAATTGATACTGAAGATCGAAAATCGATTTTGATGTCGATGTTCCTGATGCAACAGGAAATACTCGTGTAATACCATAAACTAAATCATTTATAGGAATTGATTTATCTGTTACATTTTCTTGAGTAACTAAATGCTTTAAATATACTTTTTCAATACCATCAAAATGATATTGTCTAAAGTATTCTATGGCTTCATCAACACGATCTTCTATTTGTTGATCGTCAATATTGATCTCAACAACCGGCTCTCCTAACGAACGTAGGCAATAATCGATTAAACCTTGTCTTGTAGTAACAGCCATAATTGTTCTCTTATTCTACTGGTTGTGATGGATTTAATGGAATCCAAGGAGCTGGCAATATTGCTAATTGTGTTTGACCAACCAATTCACTTTCGATTGATTGTTTCATTTGATTAATTTTTTCATCACCTGCAGCAGAATAAATCCACTCTTCTACCATTTCTCTAGTAAGATTTTCAAATGGAATGAAAGTATCTTTATTGATATTGCTAATATCATCTGGAGCTACTGAAACAAAATCACTTATTGCATGCACTAGTGTAGTACCATTATGTTCTAATGATCCTTGAATAGAAAAATTAATAATCAAGACTACATCTTTAACATTATTTTCACCTGCATCACGCAAAACATGAAAATCTCCAATAATTAAATTATATTTAACACTCATTTTTTTTTCCTTAATTTGTATTAGCACTACCAGTTACGTATGTTATTGCATATGTTTTTGTAGTCACTCCATATTTATCTGGTCCAACAGTAGTTTGTAGATTGCCTCTTGTAAAAGTACCTTGTGCATTTGTCCAAGATGCATAATTGGGATAATAAAACGTTCCACCTTGAACGTATCCAGTTCCAGGTGGAACATTTAAATTTGTACCACCCCAAAATACATTGAAAGTACCAGAAACCTCAGTACTATTTGGCGAAGAAGAGCTATTTCTAGCATTATATGTAACGCTCCAAAATGAATTAAGTACTTCGTATCTATTGCTCCATCTTAAACGATATGTAGATCCAACAGCTTGTCCAACTGCATATCCGTATGCAGTATCGAAAGTAACTTGCTTTTCTGCATCTGGAGTTACTGTTGTCGTTTCAGTACTACTAGTATTATACAATACGCCTTGAGTTCCAGGAATACCAGAGTATTTTCCTACGCTTATAGAAGATAAACTAGTTGGAGCATTGTTTGTATAATCAGATGAACTTCCAGGATATGTTAAATTAAATAAACTAGATAATCTACGTGATGGTCCGTTAACATATCCGAATTCATACATGCTTACTGCCTCAGGACGCTCAACAATTTTAGCGGCAATAGCTAATAATAAAGTAGTTATCCTTTGATCATAAGTAGCATTTATAGTTTGGCCTGCAGCTTTTTTCAATACCTCAATAGCATCACCTGAACTAATCTCGCCAGTACCACCAGCTATTTTTCCTAATTTGAGTCCGCCATTAGTATACTCAGCATAATCAGTAGAATTTAGTACATCCATAAGAAACGATTCGGCTGTAGTTCTAGGTCCCAAACCTACAGCAATTCTTAACATAGTAACTGCAGTTTCACTATTAACTGATAAATCGCTAGTAGTTTGACGAGTACCATCTGCAAATTGTTTCGAGACATAAGCTTGAGCTTGTGAAACACTCACTAATTTAAGATTTGCGTTTGGATATGCAGAATATGCAGGCGCAGTAGTTTGAACTACACCTCTTCCCTTTTTAAACCAAGTTATACCATTATCAGCAGAATACCATACATAAGGATCTGCAGTATTAGTAGCTAATGTACATGCAGCAACACCAGAAGTATTATATGGTCCTATACCAGTTCCGGTATCTGCTCCATTCGGACTAGTAGAACTTGCAGCAAACACGCCACCATCTAATAAACAAGCTTCAATAAATTGATTTCCACCAACTTTATATAAACTAATTCTCCAGCCAGATTGTGTATAAGTTAACATATCACTGCCATACTTACCACAATATGCTACAATTCTAAATACATTATGTGTAAGGTTATTCTGAACAAAAGAATAATTAGTATACCAAACATCATGAGTTGCTTGATAAGGCAAAATAGCAAACCAAGGACTCGTTACACTAGATTGATATTCAATCTGAACAGGAGTATTTCTACCTGGTTGTAGCCAAAGATCTCCATAATGTGCTACAATACCATTGCTGGTAGTACCAATGCTAGTACTACCAGATCCAAAATTTATATGTCCATTAGTACTTACATAGCACTGTGTATAATTTGTTCCATTAAATGGCCACGTAAAACCTATAGGAATTGCTGTAGTATTATATCCGTCATCATAAGATGTCCATCCGGCAGAACCTATATTAGTGTACGTTATTCCAGCAGGAAGTTGTGGATAGACTCTATCACCACCAGTTGTCACCGTGTTACCAGATGCTGATGGATAGTCGCGCTGATTGCGCGATCTAGTAGAATTTGGAAAATAAGAGAAAGACATTATTCTTCCGTAATCTCTTCTATAGTTTTAACGTAAGTTCCAGGACGCAATTGACAATTAACTACCAAAGCCTCGCCTTTATTCTCGGCTTCTACCTCTACAGTAGTTTCCTGATTTGGAGTTCCAACTGGTGCTATTACACATTTGTATTTCATTTAGTCATTTCCTTCACGAGATTCATTAGCTGATCGATTTGTTTTTGCTGTGCTTCAATCTGAGATTGTTGTTCTTTCATAGCTTCAATCAAAAGAGGCACTATCTTTTCATATTTAACTGTTAGATATTTTTGACCCGATTTTGAATGACTACCATCTTCAGATTTCCAGTCATAATCGAATGGAGCAATTTCAACTGCTTCTGGTAATACTGCTTCAACTTCTTGAGCAAGTACACCGCATTCATGCCAAGCAGTTGGAGTGAATCCTAAATCTTTTACTTCCTTTTTCCAATCAAAAGTAACGCCATTAAGCTTCATTACTTTCTGTAGAGCATTATCAATATTTATTACATTCTCTTTAAGTCTCTTATCAGATGCATAAGCAATAACGTTATAATAGCTACGGAAGTTATTATCACCATCGCCAAAGGATGCGATCTGTGTAGCAAAGTCTGCGTTATTGTAAATGCGAGTTCCATTATACCCAAAGTACGCACCTATCTTAATACCAGTATGATAACCTATAGCTAAATCGGGGAATGGACTAGCCCATGATCCTGATTCTTGATATATTGCGTAAGAATCGTTACCTTGTCCAGAGTTACCGCCAACACCATAAAAGATAAGTTTACCCACTGTATTATTATTATTTCCTGTAACATAAGCAGCATAACCACTAATGTTAGTTTGGTCACCAGTGTTTGTACCAGATAAGTTATTTGCAAACCAATTACCAGAGTTATCGCAATAGGCACCCCAACCGTTACTACTATTCAAGAATCCAATCAGATTGCTATTACAGTGAATACGACGTGTCGTATTATCAGTGTCGGTCATGTAAATATTAGAAGATGTACTATTACCTACAGTAAGATCACCGTATAGTTGAGTATTCTTACTACTGTCTACTCTAAGTGCCCAACCTTCATCACTGGTTAGGAAACCAATGTTGCTAGCAGTATCTGCATAAATAACACCGCGTTTTGTAGTTACATGACCACCAGTCCAGAATCTTATGGCAGCAGTAGCACTACCGGTGGCAGAAACATCCCACCATCCGTTTTGTTGACTGGAAAAATGTGCTGTAGTATTTTCGTTATATAAACCGGTATTACTACTATTACTTCTAAACCAATTGCTAACATATACCTGATTAAATGTTGGTGCATCGCCTGTACGTACAGCTTGATTTAAGTATGAACTGAATGAGTTACCATTCCAATAGTTAGCATTTAAGTTAGCAACCATTGTACTTGATGTAACAACTAAAGGTGAAGTACCAGTCGCAACTGTTGATGTTAAAGTAGTTCCTTTAATACCACTAGTAGCAGAAATTGATCCAGTAACTTGAAGTTTATCAGTAGCGTTATCAGTACCACTTCCAAGTAAAACGTTTCCACCATATTGTGCAAGTTTAACTAAACCCGTATCTAATACTTCAATAGAAGGAACACCCGATACGTCGTTTGCAGCAAAGATTGTGCCAGTCATCGTATTTGAAATACTAAACAATTGACCAGCAGATCCTTCAAAGCTTAATGTACCAGAATTGGTAGGATATACTTGAAGAGTAATGTTCTGCGCGCCAGTCGACGCATCAGCTCCAGAAAATACAATCTTTGGATCTGCTGCAGCACCAATGTTTGGCGTAATTACTAAATTTTTATCTGAGAGTGCCATTTAATATCCTATGACTTTATTTTATATTTATTAGATTCCAAATCGACCACGTACTGCTTGAAAGTGTTGTTTAACTTCATTTGCAGTTAATGCTGAATTATATATTTTTGCTATAGCAATTCTACCATTTAAATTGAAGTAACCACCAGCATAAGTTTCACGACCAATCATTGTATTTGTTGCGTTACTTAATAATGGTATACCGTCGCTAGAAGTACCACTTCCAATAACACTTCCATTAATATATACAGTACTAGTTGTTCCAGATCTAGTCCAAATTGCATGATACCAAGTGTTAAGACTAAACGAATATGAATAATTTAAATACGGTCTTCTTAAATCTATACCAGTGTTGCTTTGATTAACACCAAATGCCCAATGATTGACGTTCCAATCTCCAGAACTCATTAAAGTTCCTGTGTAATTTTGATGCGTACCAGCAACCTGGAAAACACATTCCATTGAAAGATCAGTTAACCATGTAAAGTTTTGATTTGGTACTTCTAAATAAGCAGCATTAATTCCGGCTTTTTCAATATAGCCATTTGTATAATAAGCGCCGTTTCCTAAAAATGTTCTATGTTGAAGTTCGCTATTATCAGTTAGATCGAGATATGATGTAGGCGTGAATGTGCTAGAAGAAGTGAACGTATGAGTAGTATATCCACCCGATGTAGATATAGTTCCGCCTGTAGCTTTAGCACTTCCAGAATATCTTACAATAACTATTCCAGATCCACCGCTAGCACCAACGCTTGAGTAGTGAGAAGATCCTCCTCCGCCACCTCCAGAATTAGTGCCCCCAGCTCCTCCACTAGTATTAGCTCCGCTACTACCATTTGCTCCACTATTTGTAGAGCTTCCACCTCCAGCGCCGCCAGTAGTACTATATGAAGAACCACCACCGCCGCCTCCTAATCCACCTGGTCCACCTACATAACTATGTCCATTGCCTCCTCCGCCACCGCCATAATATAAAGTAGATCCAGAAATATCTGACGCAAAACCACGACCTCCATATCCACCATATGAATCGGGCCCAGATTCTCCAGGTTGACCTGCACCTCCTCCACCACCAGCATTATATTGACTATACCAAGGTCCACCACCTCCACCGAATCCTTGACCTTTAGTGCCACCGCCGCCGCCAACTAATCTATTATATCCGTATGAAGGTGAATCGCCTCCACCACAACCTCCAGGCTGTCCTTGACGAGTTCCAGTATATGAGCCTTCTCTCCAATGGCCACTTCCTCCTCCACCACCACCGAGTGCAGTAGTACTACCAAAAGATGAATTACCGCCAGTTGATCCTGGAGCAGGATCAGCGCCATAAGTTCCAGGTGATCCAGCGCCACCTCCACCAATCACTACATCATACGCAGTATTAAGAGAAACTGGATATGATCTTTTATAAATCACGCCTCCTCCTCCTCCACCGCCACCCATATCCATACCACCTCCACCGCCACCAGCGACAACAAGTACTTCAACTGAAGATACATCCCGTGCATCCAAAGAAAGAACTATTGAATTTAATGGTATGGCTTTAACGTCATTAAAAAAACTAGTACCAAGAGTTTTTAAATATCGTATGATTACAATTCCAGATCCACCATTTCCGCCACGATTACCTTTCATATAGTGGGAACCACCTCCACCGCCTCCGCCGGTGTTTGCACCACCTGCACCACCAGGACTATGCGACCAACTTCCACTTTGACCTGGGCCACCAGGTTCTCCAGAATTAAAACCATCTCCAGGCGCTGCATATCCTAATGCACCACTTCCACCGCCACCCCGACCACCTGTACCACCTTGAGAAATACTATATGAAGCACCGCCACCTCCACCACCCCAATAAAGAGGGTAGCCTAAAATATTATTCTGTACGCCTATTCCACCATTCCCAGGATTAACAGATCCAGCGCCACCAGCACCACCACCACCAGCAGCATAATATTGACCTATAGAGCCTCCACCCACATTACCATATCCTGTACCACCGGCTGTAGTATTAGCAGTTACTGCTCCACCTCTACCTGTGTTTCCATCACTATATCCAGAAGATCCTCCGCCAGATCCTCCAGCAGCACCATATCCACTATTTGGAGTATATCCCCAATATGAACTTCCTCCATATCCACCACCTACTGCTATGATAGTACCACCAAAAGAAGAGTTACCACCAGAAGTTGCAGATACGCTAAATTGATGAGAAGCGCTCTGTCCAGCAAAATTTCCTTCGGGCGCTCCATTTCCTCCAGCACCTACGACAACAGCATATGATGTACCAGCAGTAACAGCATATGAAGAATGAGAAACAACGCCGCCTCCACCTCCTCCACCACCCATATCCATACCACCACCGCCGCCGCCAGCAACAACTAATATTTCTATGTTACCTGAAAAACCAGGAACAAACGTGCCAGACGTAGTGCAAACGTGAGTATTATAATTTGATAAAGTGGTTAGATTTGGTCCTGCCTCTACAGCCATATTAAGCTCCTGGTAATATGTGAGGTTCTTCTACCCAAGATAATGTGTCTTCATGCCAAATCCAATGATTCTCGAGTGGGCGTGGTTTAGGCGCCACATATAGCGCGTTTTCAGTATCTAATATCCAACTAGGAAATGGCTTTGGAGGAATGAATGCATCTAATTCTTCGTTATATTCATATCCAATTCCAGCAAATCTTCTTCTTATATTACCATTGTAAGATGTTTGCTTCCAAGAAGCAGGATCTCCAAAAGCGCCAGAATCAATAACGCTTTGTTCTGCAACAATAACGTTCTTTACTTTTCCATCAAATATTTGTGCAAAATGTGTCATATTTTTATCCTTAACAACCAATACAAGGTTGCTTCCATTCTAGTGAATTCATTAAATTAGACAAAGAAGATTCTTCATGCGTAGAAATAATATCAATTATCTCTGGTAAAGTTTCTGCTGAAACTAATGCTCTATTACCATCGGCAGAATTAATTATAAATGTCGCTCCACTTTTAACAGCGTCATATGAATTTACACTTTTTATTTCATATATCATAATCCAAATTTCCTTCTTGATGCATTGAAGTTTTGTGATACTTCATTTTGTGATAGTGCTCTATTATATACTTTAATATTTGCAATTCCACCAGCAAATTGTCTACTGCTACCTTCTTGACCAATTTGTATAGAAGATCCAGTTGCAGCATTACCACTTACACCACCTACAGAAGTTCTTACACCATTGGTGTATTGATATATTGTAGACGTTGAATAATCCCAAACTGCAACAAAACAATTCCAAGTACTTCTATTAACTGAAGCACCAGATTCGTGATATCCTTCACTTGGATGACTATACCAATAATTACTTAATCTTGCTGCGCTTTTATTCCAGCTCATATAAATTGTTTGGCCGCCGCCTAACCAAAACATACATCCACGATCATCGCCCTGTACTTCAGTTTCTGGATATACCCATATTTCTATAGTAGCACTAGTAGTAGGCTGAGTGTTAAGTAAAGTACCGGTGAATTTTTGACCAGTAGAAGTTAATCGAAAACAATTAACACCAGCTAATTGTGTATATGTTGGAGTATTTGCTGCATTTACTTTTTGTGCGCTATTGCTAAGATCTCTCCAAACACTACTTCCATTATTTAATAATTCAGATATTGTTGGTTCTGTACCATCACATAAATCAATTCTTGGTGACATGAATTGTAGTCTTGTTGTAGAATCACCACAATAATAATGATACGTTCTATGGAGTGCTGAACTACTAGAAGGATCCCATTTTAAGTCTTGACCAATATTGCAACCATTGACGTCCATAACTTTTGTAGTGCCGCCAGCAATTGTAAAATAACCGGTGTTAGGATGTCTTCCTGCATAAGTAGTAGTGTGCGGATAAACGTGACCACATACTAAATACCATTGATTTTGCGTTAAAGCGCTAGTGCCTACACATTCCCAATATGGGTTACCTTGGGTTGCACCATTGTCAGTTCTTCTAACTTCAGCTCCTCCAGCTCCTGTTCCAAAATAAAATGTTCCAGCACCAGTTGAACTTGTTCGTCTAACCCACACTGAAAATCTATATAATTTTGTTGGATCTATTGCTGGGTAATCAGTATTCCATCCACCATCTGCATTACCATCGCCTGATGCGTATGTTCCCCAGACAATGCTTTGATTACCCCAAGGATCTGTATCATATAATCTAGTGTTCTCTCCAGTATTTCCATTTTGATTATACCCAGAAACACTACCAGAACTTACTGTCCAACTATTAGAGTTGATTAAAGAAGTTTGCGCTGCACCAATGTGTGATTTTCTATTACTTGCATCAAGCGCTAATATCAATCCATTAGTTACTATTGAAGGAGAAGTACTTAATGCCATGTTATACCCACACAAAAATATTTTTCACGATAGTAACAGAACCGCCACCAACAGAACTACATGCTCTGCCGTGGCCAACTCCGCCAGTTTGTCCATTCATATTTCTTCTTCTTATAAAAGTACATTTTCTATAAGTACCAGTGTTATATCGCATAAAATTATTTGCATCATTATCACATGCACTCGCTTTAGCATGACTTGCAAAATCAGGCATATCTTGCGCTAAGTATGTTTTTACACAACGATCACCTTGTGCTTCGTCATAATCATAAAGATTGCCGCCCTGACCATATCCGCTTGCTTGCATGAACGACCAGCATGCAGCTGAACCAGTAAGCCAAAATTCTGCTGAGACATATTTCCAGTTAATCCAATTATGAATGTTAATAGTGAATCCACTTGATTGACATCCATCGCCAGTATCATGTCTTATAGTTGCAGAATAGCCATTTGTATTATCTTGTGCAGTAATAGTCGTGCCTACAAGAGTAACAGAATGTATCATATCCTGTGTTACAATCGTTCCTTTTCTACCATATACTACAGACATATTACCATTTACCCTCTGGACAAAATATTTCAACGTACTTAGTTCTACTTTTAAGTAGACATGAACACTTAGAACATGATTCGTTATTAACTATAAATTCACATGATCTACATATAGAAAGACGCTGCTCTACTAATTCTGGTGAAGCAAAATCGCTTTCTTCCATGATGTGTTCAATAACTCGAGTTCCATCAACAATCTTTTCAACTATTCTCATCCTTCATACTCCACTACTAATTTATCAATATCTACACGCTCACCATATACGACGAAGAAGCAATTGATTTCGCCTTCTTCACATCCAACAGTAACTACATTATTAGATATATCTTCTACATATAATTTCTGATGCTTACCGATTGCTGTTATTGTAACTGTAATAGAATCTGGATCAACTAGTTTTGTCCAGTATTCTGGCAACTCAATCTTGTTCTTGCCTTTTAACTTACCACGAATATATACACCATTTTCTGGTCCTTCTAGAGAACCGTAACGTAGCTTCCAACCTTCTTTAGTTGGGTGATCTATTAAAAATGATTTTGTTGTTGCAGTGAATGATCCATTTACTGCTAATTTTATACCAGACTGTTCTCCAGTAAATCCTATTGCAACGTTTCCAGAATCTGTTGCTAATAAGCATCCACCATAAGTGCTAAGACCATATGATGGAGCTCCTCTACTACCCCATCCACCTGGACTACCAATATGAACTCTTTCATATAGATGAACAAACTCTCCAGTTTGTGATCCTACAGCACGACCTCGTATTGTACCAACTGAAATAGCATGATCATCAACTTTAGTAAATGAACATTGGGTTGCTGTTGTAGCACCTCTTCCAGTTACAGTTGCAAGCGTATCAGATTCAGCACTTAAGTATGAGTGACTATGTGATAGAGGTGCAAATGCTTCATCCATCCAACCATGATAATTAGTCCATAAACGACCATTAGTAGCAAGAAGCATTCGACGCTCAGCAGCTGAATCTCCGCCATACATCCAAGCAAATGCATATGCACCTACACCTGATGCGTATTCGGTAGTACCATCAGTACGGAATGCCATTTGACGAGTATTACCATATAACTTAACGTTGGCGTCGTCACCAGCATCACGTAACCAAGCATTGTTTACATCGTATGTGTGATTGTGACCAGAAGCTGCAGCACCAAGCGTACTATAATCAATTGTTCTTGCAGTACTGCCGTTAAAAGTAGTACCTGCTGCAGCACCTCCAGATGAAGTGAATGTTACAGAGTTTGTAGTAGTACCAGCTTCACTTTGTAACGCTAATCCACTACCGTTCCAAGTTGGACGAGCTCTTGGGAAGTTTACAACACCACTGTTGGTTATAGACAACGCTATCTGAGGACCAGTTGCATAACTGTTGGTAGTGGCAAAAGCCATATGCGTGCCATCGCTACCATTATTATGCACATAAATGCCGGCCTGAGCTACATCAACTGTGTCACCTTGGAATGTAATAGCAGCTTGATATCCATTACCACTTGTACCACCACCATTATTGAAGTGCAAACCACCAATAACAGTTTTTGCTACGTTAAACGTACCGTTCGCTAAACTAGTTGCAGAGTTACTTGCAGTTTTAATTATACCAGCAATTGAAGCATTACCATTTCCAAACAGCGCTAATACATTATTTAATGCTGTAGTTGCACCGCCGTCAGTACCAGCATCAAATAACAATGCAGTGTTAGCGCCAAAGCCACCGCCTTGTGTACTGAATACTGAACGAATTCTCCAGTTTAGATAATCAGTTGTGCCAGAATCTTTAGCACCAAATCCGATAGATCCGCCAGCACCAATTGCTTGAGTAGAAGATTGTAAGTATAGTTGAGGTGGTACTTGGTTCCATGTTCTAGTTCCAAACGCAGTAGTACCTGTTGCCTGTGCTGTTCTTACGTCTATAGCAGTTGTTGCACTAGCACCTCTTCCAGTTACAGTTGCAAGTGTATCAGATTCTGCGCTTAAATATGAGTGAGTATGACCATTAAGTGATACTGCTGTGCCATTCTGAGTAATAGCTCCTGTAGCATTAAATGTACCAGAGACGTTTAATTTATGACCACTATCTGTAGTGGTTCCAACCATAACGTTACCAGATCCAAAGATATTAAATACGTTATCTACTGAATGTAAACCTAGTGTTAAGAAATTAGAATTAGATCCTGCAGCCGCCCAGTTAAATCCTAAATAACCAGTGTTTTTAGAAGTTTCGGCTTGACCTACTAACATGATAACGTTTCTTCCGGCAGTATTAATGCCGGAATTCATAAATGATGCTATCCAGTTAAAAGAGCTACCGCCGGTAGCTTGTGTTATTTTTAGAGCTGGTAAACCATCACCACCGCCACCAGTAAATGTAGTTACAGTGCTAGTACTTGCTCCACGGCCAGTTACAGTTGCGAGAGTATCAGATTCACTATATGATGTTAGATATGTGTTAGTATCAGATGATACCAATCCATTCGCATCTATCTTTAAGAAACCTGCTGAAACTGTCGTTGGTTTAATATAAACTGCAGTACCAGCACCTTTACCGATATAAACGTTTGCAGTACCGTATGTCGTACCGTTTGCTTGGTTACCGATATAAACGCTACCATATGTAATAGTGCCGTTAGCACCTGAACCACCGCCGTCGATATAAACACTACCACCCGTTTTAGTAATAGCATTGGTAGTTGATACAGAACCACCACTAAGATATACTGTACCACCAATTCCAGATGTAGTAGTTGAAGTTGAAATACCACCGCGTAGTGTAAGTTGACCAGCAGTTCCAGATGTACTCGTAGAAGCAGGACCACCTGCAACTGTTACATCACCGCCACGAGTTGCAGAGTTTGTATCTCCACCTGTAATATTAACGTTACCACCAATACCAATTGTGGCCATACCAGCCGAGATATTGACGTTACCAGAGTTACCGCTTGTAGTACTACCGGAACTTAGAGTAACTGTTCCGGAATCTCCTGATGTAGAACCACCTGCACCTGATTGGAATGTAGCAACACCAGATGCTCCAGTTGCACCACCAGCGCCAGATCTTGCGACAAAGCTACCACCTGCGCCCGCGCCAGAACCTACACCGGAGATGATGTTAATATATCCACCCTGCGCAGTACCTGTGCCTGCGGCACCGCTGTTCATAACTAAGTTACCGCCATATCCAGAAGAACCACCTGCACCAGCTTTTATGTTAAGTTGACCGCCTGTACCTGATGCAGTTGCAGAATCTTTTGTAGAAACTGTTAAGGCAATACTATCGATACTGGTAGTGATTGTATTTGATGTAGCATTACCTAATGTTGTTGTACCACCGCTTAATGTAATGTTAGTTGAAGTTGTAGCACCTCTTCCAGTTACAGTCGCAAGAGTATCAGCTTCTGAGGTTAGATACGTTGTATTACTTGCTGCAGTTACTAAACCTTTAGCGTTAACTGTAACGTTATTGAACGTGCCTATGTTAGTGTTAACTGTCGCAAGTGTTGCATTAGTAATTGCTGTACCGGTATTACCCGATAAAGTCAAATCTCCGCCAGTTACTGAAATTGAACCAGATGGGATCGTTACAGCAGTTGTAGATATTGCCGTAACTAAACCTTTAGCGTTTACAGTTATAACTGGAACTGCTGATGCAGATCCAAAAGATCCTACGTTAGAATTTACTGTAGCAAGAGTAGTAGCAACTGCACCAGCAGTTGTAGTGATATCACCAGTCAGCGCTGGCATTCGTGCAGCAGGTAATGTACCAGAACTAATATTACTTGCGTTACTCGTATCAGTTGTTGCAGATGTAGCTAAACCAGAAATCTTTGAAGCTGCAATCGCTGCCGATGCACTAATATCAGCATTAGTAATTGTACCATCTGTAATAAGCGTAGATGAAACGCCAAATGATAATTGACTATTGGTACTCATATCTTCCTTCTTTATCTATTTGGAGGTTGTGGCCAAACCACATTAAATGGAAACCCCGATTGTTCTGGCACATCTCTTAATGCTTGTCTGTATGGAACCCAAGCTTCTCGTGTAGCTTGTAGTACGTCTGGCAATTGCGTCCAATCGCAATACGCCAAACGCATATTTCTTTCTTGTATCATTGCTTGAACATACGAGTTTCTACCATCTTCTTGTTCTTCTGATGTTGTAGTTGAAACCCATTGCTCTGCCCAAGAACCATCTTCTTGTTGAATTGGTAATGTCTTATATTTATGACCATCTATTGGAGGAAGTGTAGCAACCTGTAAAATCTTTACTACATTTGCTTCAGCTAATTCTTCATCACTTGGAGTCTCAGTGGTTAATACACCTTTGCTAACAAGATATTCGATTGAAGAAGGATAATATGATATATCAGATCCAATAATTTTTGCGTATGCGTAATTCATTTTTCAATCCTTAACTATTATATGTATAAGCATAACCATACGTATATGCACCTGGATTTGTTACAGTAAATGTAGCATTACTGCTCCAAGGTTCTGGCGCACTAAATGCTGCTACTGTTAGTGCCGAACTATTAGTGTGCTGATTAGTACCAATACTTGTCCATCCACTAGGAGGAGTTGATATAGCAGTTGTCATATTAAGACTTGGGTTAGTTGAGAAAAAGAAGACTTTACCACCTTTATTATAAGTTGGATTATATGATAACATAGGACTCGATGAACTATTAGTACTAACCATAGCAGAACCCATATTAGTCGTATTTGTTGTAGTTACCCAGCATGTTGCCATAGCATAACCAGAATACCCAGTAAAGTTTACTGAAACAGAAGTAGTAAATTGACTTCCAGTATTAACTTTATAAAGGACCATGCCGGTGCCCCCAGAATCTGGTCCACCAGAACTTGACAAAGAAAGTGAATAACCATTACATGTTACACTGGATATATTTCCAGAACTTAAATTAGAGCCTATTATAGCAACCCATAATTGTTGACCAGATGTAGTTACGCCAGCTGGTGCAGTTAAATTGATGCTACTAGTTGCGTATGCGCCATTAGTCCATGCAAGATTAGAAGCACTACCACCACTAGTTACCGGTGTACCCCAAGATAAATTCGTTCCATCAGTAGTTAAGAATTTACCACTATTTCCATATTGACCCGGTAAAGTAGTACCACCAGAAATAGCAACATAAGCTTGTGATACAGCAGTAATTCTTCCATATGCATCTACTGTAAATTGTGGCAAATAGAAATAAGCACCACTTACATAACTATTTCCATAAGTATTTGCTGTTACTCCAGAAGTAGTAAGACTAATTGTCTTAGCTGCACTTCCATCAAACGTAGTACCAGAATCTAATTGTAATCCTGTGCCTGCAGTAAGAGAATATGTAGTACTACCTACGCTACTAGATTGAATTGCGCCACCACCCCAAATGATGATGTTATCGCCTACAACACGAGCCTCATTTAGAACTACGGTTGTTCCATTAGATGCAGTATAATCTGAACTCGCTAGCGCAATACCGTTTGCAAATACTTGAACTGCACCAACAGTATATCCATTCGTAACAGTGAATGTCGTTTGACCTGCGGTTGCGGTATATTCTTGTTTCTTTTGAGCAATAATGTCAGTCGTTAATGCAACAGTTCCAGTTGAAGCAGGTAACGTAATTGTATTTGAACCTGCAGCAGCTGCAGCTTTTAGTGTGATATTTCCAGAAGTTGAACCGCTATAAAGTACACCGCCACCACCGACAGTTAGTGTAGAAGGAATTGTAAGAGCGCCTGCATCTGTTAAGTTAAGTATATTAGTAGTGTAACCACTATTAATAATTTGAAGATCTCCAGTACTATTAAGTCTGAAGAATTTCTTAGGATTTGTGGCAGATGCATAGGTATTTTGAACTTCAAAGAAACCGTGATATCCAGTACCACCGCCTTGGTTATACCCTGCAAATCTTAAAGATGAATACGTGTTAGTATTATCACCAGCACCAGAAAGAGTAATTTGATTACTACTTGATGCGGCAGTATTAGTTACTGCTTGGAGAGATGGAGCAGCTGAACCTGACAAAAAATAGTCAATTGCATTTCCAGCTGTTTTGAAATATAGTTTACCGTCTTGATAATTAAGAGCTAATTCACCATACGTTAAATCTGACGTAGTGGGAACTCTTGCAGCAACCGATGATTTCTTTAATAAAAGTTTGTTTGCCATAAATTAAATCCTAACAAGGAAAGAAAAAAGGAGAGTATTGACTCTCCTTTTATTTATATACTTGGTGAAGTATTAATAAGTTCCACCATCAATTTGGAATCCATCCAATGTAGAAGTTGCTGCTCCTGCACCAGTGATATTTAATCCAACGTACATACTCTTAGTAACTGACATACCACCTGATAACACCACTGCTGCAGTTGTTAAGTTAGTAGAATCAGTTGCATTAGTGAAGGTAGTTAAACCAGAAGAAGTCAGAGTCGTAAATGCTGCTGTACTTGGGCTAGAAGAACCAATACTTGAGTTAGTAATTGTCTTATTAGTTAATGTTTCTGTTCCAGACAATGTAGCAAGAGTACCAGTTGTTGGAAGAGTAACGTTAGTCGCCGCAGTTGCAGTTAATGTAGTAGCAAATGCACCTGCTGTAGAGAATGCACCAGCTGTACTTACGTTACCAGCAAGAGTAATAGTATAAGAACCATTATTAACACCAGTACCACCATATGTTGGATTAACAATTGTACCTTGCCAAGTACCAGTTCCAATTGTACCTAATGTAGTAATTGAAGTTTGACCAACATATGTAGATGCAATATCGACGCTATCAGCATTAACTGTAATTCTATTTGCTGTGCCGATAACATCAAGTGTGTTACCAGTCTTAGTCATACCGCCACCAGCCGTAATTTGACCAGCGCCAGAGAATTGAACAAATGCTAATCCAGTAGAATCTAATGTGATAGTTCCATTAGTTGTTAGTACCCAACCAGAATCTGCGTTTGTAGTACCTTCTTCAACAAAGGTGAATAGACCAGAAGTAATTTCAGTACCTGGTGTATTATCAAAGTCACCAGCACGAGTCATTACCCAAGCTGCTGCACCTGAACCTACGTTAGTAACAGTATAGATACCGTTCTGAGAAGATGTTGCTTGATCTTTAACAAGTACACGATCATTAGCTGCAAGAGTAACACCATCAATTACTAATGCTGCAAGTGTGCCAGCGTTTGTAAGAGTCTTACCTACGCCAGAATACGTAACTGTTAGTGCTGCAGTTGTTGCTGCACGTACAGAATCCTTAACATCAAGACCTGTCTTAACTGCGTCAACATAAGCTTTAGTTGCTGCGTCTTGAGCTTGTGTAGGATCTGCAACAGAAGTGATTCTCTTAGATGCAACATCGACTGTACCGTTACCGTTTGGAACTAAGTTAACGTTAGTGTTTGTACCACCAGCAGTAAATGTTAGTGCACCAGAACCAGTGATAGAACCGTTACTAGATCCTGTACCACCATAAAGAATATCAATGATGTTACCTTGATAGTAAGATCCAGTTGAAATAGTCTTATTAGTTAGTGTCTCGGTATTAGCAAGAGTTGCTAGTGTTCCAGTTGTTGGAAGTGTAACACTTGTAGCAGCTGTTGCAGTTAACGTAGTAGCAAATGCACCAGCTACACTGAATGCACCAGCAGTTGTTAAGTTACCAGCTAAGTCAATATTACCTTGAAGTTTAATGCTGCGAGCAGCGTTAACCATATCAAGAGTAAGGGTTCTACCTGCAGTTAATGCAGTAGAAGATACCGCAGCGATAGTAACATCGTATGCAGCAGAGGTATCACGAAGAGCAAAGTTAGTAATTGCAATATGACTACCACCAGTAATTGCTGGTGTAGTAATAGTTGGAGTGTTATTGAATACTAATAAACCAGAACCAGTCTCATCTGTCATTGCTGCAAGAATTTGTGCAGAAGTAGCAGTAAGAGTGTTATTAGCAAGGTTGATAGACTTATTAGTAAGAGTATCGCTCGTAGCTTTACCAACCAATGTATCTGTTGAAGCTGGAAGAGTTAATGTACCAGAAGCAGCTGCAGATGCAAGAACTGTAGTTGTACCAGAAGTTGAACCAGCAAATTTAACACCAGTATTACCGAATGTAGGTAGTGTTGAAAGAACAACTGTTGCGCCTGTACCAGTTACCGCATTAACGGTGTTAGTGTTAATCTTTAATACGTTACCAAGATCATTAGTATCAAAAGTCTTATTCGTGAAAGTGTCTGTAGTTGCTTTACCAACTAATGTATCGGTCGCAGCTGGAAGAGTTAAAGTAGTTGAACCTGCAGTTGCAGAAGCTACTACAGTAGTTGCTCCGGAAGTAGATCCAGTAAAGACTGCGCTAGTTCCAAGTGTTAATGCTTGAGCAATATTACCTGTTCCAGCAACCCAAATATTCTTAGCAACACCTACACCACCAGCAGTAACTATAGCACCAGTTGTAGCGCTAGTTGATTGCGTGGTATTTAATACGTTAAACTTAGTAGCATCTAATTGAGCAACTTCAATATTTGTAGTAACACCTGTTCCTGCATAGAAATGCAAGATATCATCTGACGCACCAGGAGAACTTTCTGGGATGATGTATGTTAGACCATCGACAGATCTAACGTTTAATAATGATACCCATTGCGATCCAGTATAACCTTCAAATATTGAAGCGTCCGTATTGTAACGAATAGTAGAAGTAGTTGTTGGACCACGTTGAGCAGCAGTACCAGATGGGATTACTAATCCATTAGTACCTGATATGGTTACGTAACCCGTGCCATTCGGTGTTAATGTAATACCACCGTTAGTGTTTGTAGCGGAAATTGTATTAACTGTAGAATATAAGTTACCTACATACCACTTATCAATAACACCAGTTGAACTTAAAATAGGTACACTAGTATTGTTTGTCGTTAAAGTACCTGCAACGCCTGACATTAAATCGGTATAATACTTACCGCCGATTACATAGTGATTAGCTGCGTTACCCGCAGTTTCTGTACCAAAACCAATATAAAGACGATCACCGCCATTTGATTGAGTACCAGACAACGCAGAATATGCTAATTCACCCGTACCAAGTGTTGATGGGTTTCCTACGGTAGGAGAACGTTTAATTCTAATTATAGATGACATTTATTTTCCTTTAATATTGTCCGCCTTCGATGGCTTGCGCTTCAAGAGTTCGTGTAGCCGTCCATTTTTGCGTAACAGTTTTATACACTAAAACAGAACCATCGCGAATTTCTGTTATGTCCATATCTTGAGCTTCGTTAATTTTAAACGCAGTACTACCAGATGGACCCTGAATTCCAACCGAAACTACTTGCTTAGGAGCAACTGGATTAACTATTACTTTCATGGTATTCTTGTGATCTCTGGATTGATAGTAACAATGCCCTCTACTACACGAGTTTTTACGGGAATTGCATTGACAATTTCTACATCATACATAAATCTTCCAGGTCTAATAGCAGAACTTTGCACTCCAGAAAGACTTAGACTTATGATTCCATTAATGGCATCAACTACAGCAGTTTGAAACGTATATCCTATGACAGATCCATAACTCTTTCTGAACTGTGAATAAACTGTAAATCCACGTAAATCCATAGGAGTTCCGTCATCATTTTCCAAGATCATTTGAGTTACAAAATCAGATCCCTGATCAATTTCTAAATTTGCTAATACGGCCATATTGAATTCCTCTTACTTATTTATTAGCAATTTGTTTTTGGAGATCTTCAACTTTAGCATTTAATTCTTTGATAGCTTCAATTAGAACGCCAACCATATTTCCATAAGCAACTGATAACATACCATCTTGATCTTCAGATACAAGTTCTGGAATAACTTTTTGAACTTCTTGAGCAATAACACCAAGACTCTTCTTATTTTCTAGATCCGTTCTTTCATAGGTAACGCCTCTTAATTGTTCTACTTTATTAAGAGCGTTATCTATAGTTTTAACATTTCCCTTAACACGAGAATCAGAATAAGCAGTTACGTCGCCCTTTGCCCAGACAGATCCATCATGTTTAATATAGAATAGATCTACCCAAGAAATATTATCAACGGAATTATATTGACTTGCTCTTTGGAAAGAGTGTGATCTACCAGCTAATCCTTGTGTTAAACCAGTAACAAATCTAGTAGGATAAGTATCAAAATTATTTACAATAGAAGTATTAGAATTATTTGCAAGAGCAACACCCCAGAAATAACTAACATCATCATCAGTAGTTTTTCTGAATACTGCTGATGTTCCATTAACAATAGGACCGATTGAAAGGCCACTTCTAATTGAAACTTCAAGTCCACCACCAAAAGTACATAATGTACTAGTTGTAGAACCACGAGAAACTACGTTAGCAAGAGTAGATATTTCACTATATGATGTTAGATAGCTATTCGTATCTATGGTATAAGTATCTGCTGTTGCGCCACGTCTAATGAAACCAGCACCAGCCGTTGACATTAATGTTGCAAGCGCACTTAGAGCTGGACCTACCTTTAAGTCCAACGATCTCGCTGTAGAAGAGTTAGCAGAATATGCACCACTTAGTGCAAAAGTAATAGAGCTACCAGAATCTGCTGCAGCAATTGAGCTTACAGTAAGAGCACCATCTCCAACTGATGGTGAAGATATTTTAATAGTATCAGCATTAGGAGATGATATTGTAGTACCACCATCACCCTGAAATAATACATTATCAGTACCTGATCCGGATCCACCAGCTGTTAAACCTAAATTAGCACCACCCGTTCCAGCTGCTGATCCAATTGAATATGTTGTATTAGTATCAGTGTCTGTATAGCTAGAATTAATAGTAATAGTTTGTCCAGATTGAGTAATAGATACATTAGTACCAGCAGCAAATGCGACTTCGCCAGATACTGCAGTGCCAGTACCACCTTTAACAGTAGTGACAGTATTAGTATCAATATCTGTACCCCACGTAGGTACACCGCCTGATAACTTAAGAACTTGACCATCAGTTCCTTTAGCTAATCTAGAAATTGCAGTTGTACTAGATGCATAGAAAATATCGCCTGCCGCTAAAGTAGTTAATCCAGTTCCGCCCTGCAATGGAGGAATTGCTTTACCAGCCCACTGACCTACAAAATATTGCGCATATACATAACGGCCTAGTCTCATATCTCCAACACTATCACGTAATACGAATGAAGTTTGGCTTCCTTTTAATACATAGCCACCGCCTGTACTAGTTTCATTTATACCAGTCTGAGCATATGTAAATTTATTTAGAGCTGGTATTGAAGTAATAGTAACATCAACTGCTCCCCAGAAGCCACCCATTGTGTTTTCATACATTACTGTTACTTGATCATTTACTGCAAATCCATGATTACTACTAGTAGTAATAGTAACTACATTACTAGTTCTATCATATCCAGAAATAAGAATAGAGTTTGGATAAAACGAAGTATATGGAAGTTGTTGAACTCTATTGCTCGATAAAACATCAATATTATTAATCTTAAACGTTTTACCAGAAGCCAAATTCCAGTTTTCGCTTGATGTCCAGTTTGCATTGGTACTATCCCAGATAATGGTCTTATCTGTAGCACCTTTAAGAGTAATACCACCACCATTTGCAGTAGTATCTGTAGGAGAATCAACTGCGCCTAATTCAATATTCTTATCGTCAACATTTAATGTAGCAGTATTAATAATAGTATTTGAACCGGTGATAGTAAGATCGCCACTGATAGTAACGTTACCACTAATCGTGCCACCGGTCTTTTCAAACTTAGCAGAATCAAGAGAATAGAAGTTCGTGTCAATATCAGCATTTGACAATTGACTACCTGTTGCATCAGAACCCCAAGCTGAACTTGGTTTTGAACCTCTGTATTTTAGAAATGCCATTTCTTTTTTCCTTAAATTTCTATACTATATTTATTGACATTAGAATATACTATTATTCACCACCACCACCACCATCACCACCGCCGCCATCACTACCACCTGATGATCCACCAGCATCACCAGCGCCTGATCCACCACCATCACCAGAAGAGCTACCAGCGCCGTCAGTACCAGAGTCTTGACCGAATGTTCCACTGTCAAACCCTCCACCACCTGGATCATAATAATCATAGTAAGCACGAGGAGGAACTCCAAACGGTGGATACATATCACCAGAAGTATTATTCATCAGTCCACTTAACGCTATGTATGTTGGAGTTTCATTACCATAAACTTTAATCCAAACAGAACCTCGCTTAACGTATAGATAGGGAATTCTGACCCATTGCCCATTTTGTTTTATATTAATTTCATTAATTGGCTTCCATTCGAAGTTATCGTTATTTGCTACTTCTAATGAATTAACATTATAATTATCTCGAGTAGTCCAAATAATTTCTCCAGATGCAGTAGGACCTCTATAAATTCTACCTGCAACTCCCCCTGGACCACCAAGATTAGTGTCTTGTATAGTTATAGTATGATAACCGGCTTTAACATATATTTGCTTACCGTTTATCACGTTCCAATTTTCTATTCTTCCGCTTGGTAAATTCATTATGGTAGTATCATCTACTTTCATAGTACCATAATCGTCTAATGTTAATTGCACATAATAATTTCCACTAACTGGAAAATACACATTCCAAGTAAATGTATCTACGCCAGAAGTATTTATTGTTGGAGTATAAAAATCATATGCATAAACAAAATCCCATTCACTTCCATCAGCCATTACCTGTGAAGCATATGTATACACTCCGCTATATTGTTGAGCTTTAGCTATAGTGTCTGGAGGAGGAGAAGAACTTGGTCCATATACTATTGTGCCATCAATTACTACGCAATACTTACTAGGTGTAAAAAGAGTTCCATTGATTTTACCAAGCACGTAATACCCAGAAGTTCCTGCAGGCACTGTGTTAAAATTAGTTCCAGTCCATCCTCGAGTAGTTGGCGCTGGACCTGGGAATGGATTTGCCCAAGGATAACTACTATATGCCTTAATGCTACTACTTATTGCAAGATTATAAGAAGGATTTAATAGTCCTCCAGAATATCCAGCATAAGCCCAATCTAATAATGGAGTATAATACTTAGGCTCTGATAACGGATTAATTTCGCTTAATGTTGTCCAAAGTTCTGTAATTACAGAAGCATAATTTTGCTTAACTGATGTAGATGAAAGTAAAATTGATTTTAAATATTTAATTCTTCCAGCAACACCAGCAGGACCACTACTGTTAGTAGCTGAAGTTTTGACTTTATGCCATCCTTGTGTAACATGTTTTCTAGCAGTCCAAACTGTTCTCCACGCCAGTTCATCTCCATTACTAGTGTTAACCATAGGAACATCATCTACATATAACACTGCATAGTTATCTGCAGATAATTCAAAATCATAATCTTGAGAAGCTGGAAAGTATACTCTCCATTCTAAAACACTAGAAGTGATTCTTAAATCGATAGTGCCAAGAGACGAAGCATCTCTTAAAGCTCCACTCCATACAGCATAAGTGTTCATGAAGTTCATTTAGTATTTTCCTTATACAGCTTCAATATTTATGCGTGAAGTTTTACCACTACCAACAGTCTTTGGATCAGCTACAGTTACTAGAGTATCATTTACTACAACTACGTCTACATTTGTTCCAGTAACTACGTCTGTTGTAACTACTACAGTTTCAGTTACTACCGGAATAACTGGAGGTATTGTAGGAGTGATAGGAATGGTTGTTGTGCCACCAGTAACTGGTGTTACGACTTTCTTACCACCAATATCTGGATTATCAGGAGTCACTGGTGTTGGAGTATCTACAGCATCATTTATTACAACATAAGCAGGAGTTTCCCAAGCTTCTAAATATGGAGCTTTTGAATAATACGTTGGAGTATGTTCAACAGTATAAGTTGTAATATTAGCCTTTTTCATTTTTACATATGAATTAGTTTTCAATGCGTCAAATGCTGCATATCCATTCCAACTTGCATCATATACTGTATTGTCGCCACCATATGATGTAGGATCGCCAATATTAATATCGTATGAAGGAAGTACTTCTGATGAAATATACGACATACCATTTGAACCAGCTTGTCCTCCAATATCATTACCTGGAGCCGTTCCACCAGATCCACCGCGATATCCACCACCGCCACCACCTGCTCCACCACCATCCCCACGATGATATTGACCAGCAGCACCACGGCTGTCATATTCTCCATCAGTAGAATAAGTAAAATTATAGCATGCTACGAAATCTAAATCACTACCAACACCGCGGCCAGCAATATATGAATTGCCAATACTAGTGCCTCTTTTTACACCAGCAAATTTGCTATTTGTAGTTGAATTGTCTACAATTATTCCGTTTATAACTAGACACCAGGCAATTTCATATGTTGCTCCTCCGCTTGGACCAGTAGTACTATCAGTGTAGCCTTTCACGCAAAAAGCTGAAGCTCCTGATGGAATCTGGCCAATAAATGGATTCATTAATGTTGCATTATATGTTGTAACTACAGGATGATTTCTCGAGTACGCATAAGCTCTCTTAGGAACTAAATCATTATCAAATATAGAAGTGAAGCTATAGCACTGAACTACATCAGCAGTAGTTGGACCAGTTGAGACTCTAGAAGATTCTCCTACATATTGAGGTGTTAACACAAGCTTTGTTGGAGGAGCAAAGGCTGATGGACCATATACTATTGTGCCCTCAATTACTACGCAATGCATAGTTCCATTAAATAATTCAGTCGTTCCTTCAATAGCGCCATCATAATACGCGCCGCCTGCGATATAATAACCAGATGTGCCAGCAGCAATTATATTCTGAAATGGATCTGTCATAATAGATCCTGTATACTTCTTTTCTAGTGAAGGATTTGCGCCAATATATCCAGCACCAAAGTTACCTCCACCGCCGCCACCGCCTCCACCAGCAGCAATTGCAACGATATTATTACTTCCATAATTAGGAGTTTTGACTATTTCTTGCACGTCATAAATTGTAATAAAATCTCCTCCACCCGGCCAAGTTTCCCAAAGAGCGTATTCGCTCGATACAAGTTTATAAGGAATATAATTAGTTGGAGGAGTAGTCGTGCTATGGTATACTATAACACCATTAATAATTACCCAAAATTCACGTGCATTATTAATACTACTATTTTCATCTAAAGCTGCAGCGCTTCTGACAAAGAACCCGTTGCTAGTTGCAAGTGGACGTACTAAATAAAAAGGAGAAAAACCAGTTGTAGTAGAATCACTTTTAGTACCGACAATATATGAAGATTTATGAATGATTGATGTATTAGTATATGTCACTTCTCCAAGAGTTGGAGTTGTAGTATTTTTCCATAATACAGTAGCACCGCCTCCTCCACCACCAGCTCCACTAGCACCCGAAGGACCAGAATTTCCACCTCTACCTCCAGAGAAACCATCTACTGAAGTTCCACCAGCTCCACCAGCCTGAGTTCCCCAACCTTGAGCACCAGGAAGACCTCTGCTTCCAACTGCACAATATAGAACATCTCCCTTTTTTAAAGGGATTTTTCCTTTAACGGTATCGCCTGATACTCCACTTGATCCAGAATATCTATCATTTCCTCCTGGTCCACCGCCACCACCGACAATTACAAACGACAAAATGCAATCTGCAATTGCCGTTAATTTTTTAACAGTGCTGTCAAATGTAAAATCAATCATATTTAAACTTTAAACCAGAAGTCGCCTTCTACTGCATTTGTAGGTTCAGCGCTTTGTACATATTTCTTTGAAGTTCCCCACATTGGCTGTTGTTCATTTACGTATACTGTTGTTGCTCTGGTAGATACAGCATTAGTAATAGCAAGATTCATATTAGTGCTATTAGTGTAATTAGCAAATGTATTATCTATTGATGTTTTAGTGTAGTAACTACTTAATGCTGTAGTTATCTTACCGTCTACTTGAGTAGAAGTTGAGTAAGGAACTAATGCAGTTGAAATTGCATAATCTGTTCCATCTTTATTATAATAATCTAATAGAGTTTTATTAATTCTATTAACTACATATTCTGTATTAGCTATTCTAGTAGAACCTGCCTCAATATAAACCTGTCCAGCGAGTGGATCATATCCAGGATCACCTTGTCTCTTATTTCTTCCATCTGTAACGATTACAGTAGGAGTAGTTGGGAATTTATTAGTGCTATCTGTTGTTAAATCTGGAGCTGCAAGAGGAGCCTTCAAAGCTAATGCGCTATTAATCTGTGTTCTATGTAACCATACATATTTAGTATTTGCAATAGTTGCGCTATTACTATCAATTGTTGCATCTGGAGCTTGTGCACTTCCAGTAAATACTGGATTTTCCAATGGTGCAATAGTAGAAGTAACACTATTTAATCTATAGAATAGATTTGTGCTATTAGCCCAAACATCACCGTTTTCTGGAGCAGATGGTAAAACATTATATGGAGGAATTCTTAAAGAAGCATAATTAGCTGCGCCAGGAGCTAACTTAAGTTTCCCTGTCATTTGCTCTCCACCACCAGTACCAAGTACTGCTAGTTTATTACGAGCACCTGTCGCATCAGTAGAACCGGTTCCGCCATTAGTAATTTGAACTACGCCATCAACATCAGTTGCAACATCTGCATGATCTGCATTATACGCATCATCGGCGTATCCAGTTAAGTGACCAATAAAATTAGTCGCTGTTAAACTATTATCACCATCTCTTACTGCAATAGTATTTGGATCAGCAGAAAACGAAGGAAGTTTATCTTGAAGTTTCCAAGAATTTAAATTTGCCTGAGCAGCACTTAATGCATTGATTTTATCTCTTACAGAGATTGAATTAAAATCAATAGTGTTTAATTTTTGAGTTAACGAAACTGAAAGATATTTAAAGTTATTATCTAGTTCTTCAATAGTTAATGGATAACCTTTTTCAGAACGAAGAATAATAGAAGATGGGATACTCGCGCCCTGAAGCTTTAAGTTAATAGAGAACTTTTCAAATTCTATATTACCACTTCCGACTGTAGTACTTCCATTAGTACTAATTACCCAACCAGTATCTGCTAAGTTATCGCCTTCTTGGATGAATACAATTGTACCACCATCTACACTAGATGCAGTAGCAAAATCAGAAGCTCTGCTCCAACTTCCATTAGAACCAATCGTGTATATACCATTCTGAGATCTATCAGTTTGTGCTTTAACTAAGATTCTATTACCAGATGCGACAATAACTCCATCAATCTTAGCTTGACCTAATATAAGATTAGTGGATAAGTTTACGTACTCTAAAGTACCTAAACGTACAGGATTAAATGTTGTTGCCATTGATTATTTTCCTCTAAGAACTTGGCTAAGCATTTGCTTTATTTCTTCTATATCAGATTTTAAAGAAGCAATTTCTTGCGATTGTTGTTCTACTATTTGTTTTTGTTTTTTCTCTGCAAGTCTTCTTCTTTGATACGCTTCAAATTCATTATCATCAGTAGATACTATAGCATGAGAGGACATGTCTCTCACTAGAGAATCATGTCCTTCTACCTTTGCGAATTGTGGAATTACGCTGCGCATGCAATCACTCTAAAATCTTTAATACGTGGTACCTGAGATTTATTTATGGATTTCATAACCAGTTTAACGATTACACTATCAAAAGCTTCTAGTCCTTCAACATCACATGTAATATCAGTAAAATCTACTAAAGATTTAGTATATCCAGATTTAGGTTCTGCTTTACTGAAAGAGGCTTCACTGAAGTTTGCATCTACGCTTAATCCAGTCTTATAGTATACTTCCACATTTGCATCTGGAGGAATAATTGCTGCAAACATAATTTTCAACATTTCTGAAGGGCGTGAGAAATTAATCTTCTTAGTTACATACTTACTATGCGTAGAACCACCAGATGGAGCATAGTCTGACTTGAAGTGAGATAGCCAGAATATTTGTGCGCCAATTGCATTAGCAGTATCTTGAATAGTAACACCATCTTTAAATCCTACTAATGTGATATACAATGTAGTAGGATCGTAAGACATACTCTTAATTACCATATCACGAGTAGCATTTGTTCCACCACTGTAAACGAATCTTAAAACTTGTCCAGGCTGTAGATTATTGGTGCAATGATTATAAAGCGCTGTTTGTGAAATATTATTAACAGTTAGTGTATCTTTAATACCATCACCATCAATATCAATTAATCCAAATGTTTTTCCGCTTCCAATTTCAGCAGACCAAGAATTAACTGTACCGGTACCAGTTAAAGATGTACCAGCCGCAGAAGCGATAAAAGTTGTTCCGACCTTTGTGCTATCAGTTGTAGCATTAGGGCCACCAACTGAAGTAAAGTTAGTACCTATTGTTGCTACAGTATAAGTTACACCTGAAATAATAGATGTTGCTGCAATTCCATTACCACCAGAAATTCTGAAATAATCTAGTTCAGAATCATTAACGTCTAATGTTGGACTATCAACTTTATTACTTACTAAAGTCATCGCCAATCTTCCAAGATCAATAACTGGAGAAACAGAATTTAATGATGCTGAAGGTTTCAAAGTAGCAATTACACTTAATCCAGATGGGAACTGAGCATTCGTATAATTCATAGAAGAAGGATACACCTTTGTTTCTGGGAATGATACATTTTCCTTTGGAACCATATCATATAAGTCAGGAACATCTGAGTGATTAATAACCTTGGCTTGATATGAAATGCTAGTTCCAGGTGGAACAATTTCAGCAATCTCAATCATTGCTGTTTGGAATTCATAGTTTTCAGTAGCACAAATATATGAACCACCTACTTGTCCACTTGCAGTAGAAGCTGTTAAGAATTCTACAACATATGAATCTAATTCAACGTGTTGAATTGTCCAACCAATATCTCTAAATATTTCAGCTGCTGAAATTCCATTGATACTATCAATCACTTGACGTGATGTAAATTTAACTATTTCACCATCAACCATACCGTGATCTCTGTGATTAACACGACATTTTTTACTTCCAGTAATAAAGTTGAATGGATTAAAATCTAAAGTCTTAACTGATAATTTTGGAGGAATTAATTCGATTGAACGAGATGCAGAAGTATCAAACACAGCTCTACGAATAACAAACTTCATATCTTGCGTTTGATCTGCGGTCCACGTAGAAGCATTCTGTGATTTGAATAAAACACCATTATATGGCTGAGAACTAATTCTTACCTTAGTTGCAACATCAATAGTATCTGTTTGAGAAATCCAAATCTTATATGCATTAGAATCAGATAGAGCAACTAATGCATACTCTACGCCATTCTGTAAGAATACAGGAGAAGAGAATGTAAATGTAGTAGGAGTTAAACTATCAGTACTAGTAACAATTTGAGATGCCTTCTTCTCAACACGTGAGAATGGAATAACTGCACTTCCAGGATAGCCATTCACGACTTCACGAATTTCGATTCTCATAGGAATCTTTTCATCTTTACTTTCAAAGAATAAGTCGACCGAAGTAATAAATGCGCCACCTTCTTGTTGAACTAAGAAAGTTTGAGCTAATGGATCAAACCAACCAGTATCACGAGTTAATCTATCGCTTGTGTTTACAATAGTATTCTGATCAGAAACTTGAGTAGAACTAATAGAAGCTGTTCTTGTAGAAAGAATTGTACGTTGTTTAATTTCTACTAAACCATTTGCTTCATAGAACATTCCTCCGCTCGTAGATTCTTGATCTCCGCGTGTTGCTGGATTTGTAGAAGCACTATCAGAGAAGCGAAGTTCGCGTTTACCTGTTCTAAATTTGACTAATGGACTACTTGGAATTCTAAAGATACCAGTAATTAAACCAGTTAGAGAAGATACTAAACTTGTATAATCTGTTCTTCCGCCTGATATAAATTTAACTCTTGGCTTTAATCCATTACTTGCAGTATATTCACCTTCGAAATATGCATTACTTGCAGTAGAGAATTGGCCATTGCCTTTAATATTCAAAACATGAATGTAATAGTTAGTTCCAGAAACTTCTTGCCCAACTACAATTGCAGTGTTACCGGTAGCAGTACCACCAACATATTCTTTAATTACTTCGCCGTGGTTAAACGCTACTTCAACTTCTTCAGTAGTATGCTTAGGTCCAATCACTTTAGCAGATACATCTGCTACAGTTGCACCGGTCCATGCTGGAGAAATCGTGAGAGTATCGTTATCAGTAATAGACTCAACTTTATATCTCGTTGGAGTTCCAACATTTAGAATATCACCAACTTCGACTTGTTGAGTAAATGCAGTTGCAAGTCCTTCAACACTTGTACTATTCTGTGTTAATGTAATTGTACCAGAAATAGAAGTGCCATCACTATAATATACAGTACGTGTTGCCTCAGATACTGCTGAACCAGCATTACGCACAGTATCAAATTTATATTCATATCCATCAACTTTATTAACTGTTAATCGTACTGCTGGAGTAATATAATCATCTACTGATGTATTATCAAAATAAGAATACATTCTAGTAGATGGCTTAAATCCATAACCAGTAAACAGTACTGCACGTGGACGAATATATGGAACAATCTGTGTATCTACTACACGATCATCAAGAACTTTAGAATCAATTTTATCTACAAGGAAACTTCTTACACCTGCGCGTTGTTGAGTAGTTTCTGTAGCTTGAGTTTCAATAGTAACTACACGAGAACCAGCAACTGATGAAGCTTGTGCAGACCAAATATCGCGATTGGTGTTACCAATCAAATCTAATTCTTCAGCAGTAAATGTAGAACGACTACGCCAGAAAGTACCACCGTTATTAGCTGAATTCAGAATTTCGTTATCTGCAACTGACCATTGACCAAGATTTTGCTTTCTTTCTGCAAGAGTCTTAGTAGAAGAGAATACAGTTTGCCACGCATTCCATACTGTTCCCAATACTCCATCTTTTTCAGCTTTGGTTTTAACAGCAATATATTTGCTTTCATCTGTAAGAATAATATCAGGACGATATTGCGTTGCAAACCAAGTGTCTGACCAAGGGTTAATATCTACAATGCCTTTCCAGCTATAAAGAGCATACGGATTTAAGAATTCTGATATTGAAGCTTTACGCTGAGCGATGAGTTCTGTCTCAGTATATGGTAGAGTTACTAAGTCTCCAGAAACTTTATATGTTCTATTTGCAGCAGATACGTTTTCAAGTAATGCAACTTGTTTTTGCGAGAAGAATGGGCGAAGTTCTTTATTCTTTGAATCTATAGATGCATTCCAATCTTCAGATCCAGTATTACCGATACCTTGTCCATCAAATGAATCTACTAAGAATCCATTTTGATAACGTTCATTACCATCTGCATCAACAATTCTCATATTTTTAGTTTCTAACTCTGTTAAAGTTAGAGCAGTGTAATATTCAAGATCTTGAATACGACGCTCAAGAGATCCAATATCACGCATTGTATATCGCTTATTTTCAACTCTATCAACTAAAATGCCTCTATTGCGACTTCCTCTAAATGTATATGGTTCTACACTTAGTCTTGCTAATTTCATAGAATTAGCTGGAATATTAGGTTCAGCTGGAGTATCAGATGGAATACCACGATTAAGAATAAATTGACCAGTGCTAGTCAATGATACATTATCAATTCTAGAATAATGGTGAGTATATTTAAACGATGCGCTCTTACCAAATTTTGGAAAATACTTTAATGCAAATCCCGCGCCACTTGCCATTGGTCTAAAGTCAATCGAATCACGAAGAGATATATTAGATACTGAATAAATCTGATCATATGTCATGCGTGAATCATCAGAATATGTATATGAATCTACTCCAAAGAATCCACCGGCATCAGTTGATGCTGGATTTAAATACTCATACGCAATTCTAATAGGACCAGTTGGCGCTGTTGCACCTGGAGCTAGTGAAATACTAGCTAAACCCATATGAGTAGTCTTTTGTCCAGAATTAAAATTGTATCTAGAAGTAATATTAACACTGTAAATTGGATTTGCAGCAGTTTGCGTAGTAAATCCACGAGCATCCATTAATATAGAAGTAATACGTGTAATGTATGGATGATTTAAAGTAATATTAGTAGCAGTAGCTGCAGCTTGAGCTGTAAGCTGAATTGGAGATGCATCAGCTACTGTAAAATTAACCTGAGCATTAGTTGCATCAGCTCTCTTCATTGTCGCAAGCAATGTGTATGATGTATTATTAGTTAATCCAGTAATAGTAATTTTATTATCTGTTGCTGTTAAATTAGCTCCTGGAATTAATATTACGGCTACACCAGTTCCATTATTCATTAGAAGATAATTTTGAGAAGTGTATATGCTTTCAAAAGTATAGCCAAATGGCGCATCTTGCTCAATCTTTGAGCTAGACGCAGTCTTTGTGAAAGGAATAACAACTGAATATGTTACCTCAGAAATATTACTTACTGCATAAGTCTTTGGAATAGGATAAATTAGTGTATCGCCTGCTGCAGTAGGATTATTCATTACCGCAACACCATTCTCTAAGATGGCGTTGCATTTAAATGCTGTTGCAGAATTAGCATTATTACTTATAGATAGAACACTCTTAAAATCTTTAGAAGCGTTCATCTTAACATCGAATAGGAATAGTCTATATGTCCATGCGCCAACACTAGCATTGCTAACATCTAGATTTTCTAAAGCACGAACTCTAGCAGTTCCTATAACTGTACCAGTTGCAATACTACCTTTTGTTACGCTATGTAAATTAACTGTTGGGATATTCGCTAAATCTGGGAAATAATCTAACCCAGTAACATTCACGAATGATCCACTTGAAAGATCGATGTCAGCAGTTATACTAGGAGAAATTGAATCTGTTATAGCTGGTGCAGAAGTTGTTTTAAAGAAAGTTGCTAAAGCAGAACTTCCAGCTGGAAGATTTCTAGATTTTTGAATTGGTAAGAATTCAGTAGAAAGTTTTTCAATTTCATAACCGCGAACATAAGCTTTACCGCTCTCTACACCAATACAAGAATGACCAGCTAAACGAATATGGTCATTTAATGTAAAGGCAGAATACAGGATATCACCTGCAGTGAAAGTATATACGCCTTGATTAAAATCTGGATATAAAACATATTCCCAAATAATATCATTATCTGTTATAGAATCTACTGTTTGAAGATTAAATCCAGTAGGTTTTGAAGATTTAAACGCAGCAGGCTTAGAAGATAAATTTGAGCTAGTTCCATTAGTTACTGCAACGAAATACCAGAATCCTGTAGATCCATCTGTAACTTTAATGATATCGCCTTGAATGAATTTCTCGTTTGGAGCCCAATCACCACGCAAATTATTACGTAGTTCTTTGATTTGCATATTAAATGGTGATAATGAATAATCACCAGATTCATCATATGTACGACGAGCAAGAGTCTTCTCTAATTCTGCGTATTGAGTACGATCAACTTTAAATAAAACTTTACCTTTTTGTAAGGCTAATAGATCAATGAACCCGTCATCATTTGACGTATTAAAGTCTGAGAATGGACTTGCAGTAGTTCTTAAATCTATTTTACTAAGCACTAAATCCATATAATAACGCGCTGCACCTGGAGCAGAATAATTAGGAGAACCTAACGCATTATCTAATAAATTTTCATTATCTTCTGGGTATATCACTTCTTCATTTAACTGCAATCCAACTCTATAACTTGGAGTTGTAGTATACTTGTCAAGAATAATAGTTTGATCTGTTACTAAAACAAAATTCTTTTTGATATAATATACACCGCGTTGAATCGTAGCAGAGCATCCCTTACCTGTTGGAAGACCAGTGTCAGCCACAGTAACGTCATAACCGGTACTTCCATCAACTGGTGTTAATACTTCATTAGGAGAAAATGTGGATACGTTAATACCAGTAATAGTTTGAACAGAATTTTGATACTTAACAAAAATAGTATCTAAGTCATCTCCCTCTTTCAAGGTATAAGTTATAACCTTAGCAATTAATCCAGCAGAATTCTTAATTTCTTTACCAACGATTCCAGATAAAATATTTTCTGCTTTAACGCCTGCATTAAATCCAAGCTTTACATAATTAAGATTTAAGTCATAGGAAATTTGACCAGGGATAACCATTGCACCTTCTTTAAAGATGTGATCACCGTGGCGACGAACTTGTTCTTGAATAATCGTCTGAAGTTGGGTTAACTCTCTTGCTTGAACCGCATAACCTGGTCTAAATAAAATACGATAAAACTTATCGTCTTCTGAATAATCATCAAAGAATGGTTCAATTGAAAAATCTAGTGCCATATTTTTTTCTCTGTTAGAATGAAATTAGAGTAGATACCGCAACGGTTTGATCTTCTGAAGATACAAACTTAACTCTATTGTCTATGTATAATAACTCTCCGGAATACTTATTAAAATCTGGGACTTCAACCGATATCACACTTATGCTAGCAGTTGAATTACCTACAATTTTATAAAGAGTAGAGCCTTGAGATGGAAGCTGTTTAAAGTTATTATTAATTTGTGCAACTAGATAATATTTATTACCTATTTGCGTCTTCTCAATCAATGTGAATGTTTTAGCTGAATCACTACTTAAATATAACACATCATCTTTCGTTAATAAAGAATATGTAGCAGTGTTAGTAGCAGTAACTTCACACGTAAATACTAGACATGAAGAACCTACTGCTTTTCTAAAGAATGAATCAGAAGAATATTCTTTAAGATTTTTAATAATAGCAATTTGTCTAAAATCGTTAGTGATTGGGATGCCTTTGTTTTCTTCTTTTACTAGACGTGTTTGAAGCATAATCGTCTTAGCATAAAGTTCTCCAATCGCATCTTTACCGTGGCCACCCTTTGGAGAAATGATTGCTCTTAATCGAGCTTGCGATAAACCAGATTGATCAGGTCCATCACCAATATTAACTACAACAGTAGCATTAGTATAATTTTGTCCAGGATTAGTTACTATAACTTTAGTAATTTTACCTGATACAATCACTGGTTCAGCTGCGCATCCAGAACCATCACCAATGATAGTTAATCGAGTACCAGTATAAGTTACGTTACCATTTGAATCAATTACTTTGTTAAATGCTGGATAACCATTACCACCAAAATCAACTTTAATAACTGGAATAGATCCATTAACTGCTAATAATTCAACGTTAGATTGTTTAGTTTCAATATCACCAATACCAAAATTTAATAATATGCTAGCATCTAAAAATCCAGTAAGACCTATATCCGGATCACTTGCATTAGTAGGAGTCACAGTTATAAGAGGACTTGCTAAATTTCCAGGCACAAGTCTTTTCTTACATACAACTTTTACTGAAGCATATGTATAACCTATTCCAGGAGAAGCAATTGTGAGAGATTCAATCTCTCCGCTCGAATTAATTCCAGGAAGAATCTCTGCTTCATTTTTCTGTGAAGCTTCGTCAAAATTGCAAGTAAAACCGCCAGTCGATAATACAGTTGATATTACGTTAGCAGTACCAACGGTAGATCCAGAGAATAGTAATTTTTCAGTATATCCATAGCCGCCATCGACTACAGTTACTGTATCTACTTCATACTTAGAAGCATTTGGAGCAGCTTTATTTCTAAACGTAACTGTAATGGTTGGTCTACGACCATATGACTTTGCTGGAGGTGGGAAAATGAATAAATCGCCACTAGGCTGAGTATCAAATGTTCCTCTATTAACAATATTGATTTTCTTTAATGAATAAGGATTTAATTCATTATATCCATCGCCAGTTACTTGAATTTCAGTATAACCGTTTGTAGTATCTCTTTCATACTCAATGATGTAGTCAAATCCTCTTGCAGTAGCTAATGGGCTACTTATAGTAAATGTAGGTTGAGTAGTGTACCCAGAACCCTGATTAGTAATACTAATTGCAGCAATACCACCGTTAGAATCATAACTCGTAATAGTAGCAGTAGCACGTACTCCATTAGAAGATGCTGCATCAAACGTAACAAACGTAATAGTAGAACCGGTGTAATTAATACCTCCGCTAAGAACAGTAACTCTTTTTACTTTCCATAGCGCTTTAATGTACTTTGAACCTCTATTCTCAATAGCAAATCCAGTAATAGATCCATTAGAATAGAATTGATTAGTTAATGCCGTTAAGACCGGCATATAATTTGTTGTTAAGAATTTATTACGAAGATATAATGGAACAGTATACATGAATTTCCAAATATATCCATCATCCATTAGAACAGCTTCTGTACTAGAACTCACTGGCTTACTAGTAGAAGCAGAATTATTATTATTGAACAGACACTTATAAACGTTATATTCATCGGTAATAACGTAAAACAACGCAGTGTCAGTAGAAGTAGCACCAGTATATGATGGAGAATCAGACGTATAATCATCATACATATCATACACTGTGCCCGGTTGCCAATTAACTCTATTAACGACCACAGCAACGTCGTTAGAGTCAATATATTTAGAATAAATCATGTTTCTACGAGTTTCTAATTCATAAGGATATGAATCAGACACTGCTGGTGGATCTTCTTCACTAGAAACTGTATAAACTTGATTTTGATTATCTATTGCTGTGACTGTAGGCCACGCAGAACTTCTCCCAAAGGTGTAATAATATCTTGACACCTTTGAGATAATTTCAAAGAAAATCGACTTAACAATATTCGTCTTTAGCGAATATTTAAGTAAGGTCGTTCCATTTGCCATTGTAGCCCCGTAAAATTAAACTGATTAGCTAATTGTGATTGTCCAAGTAACTGTTAATGCGTCAGCTGGAAGCTTAGTAACAGTTGGGAAAGTAGTACGGCAAAGCATTGTACCTGCTGTTGCAGCATTAAAAATAGCAGCTTCACGTAGAATAGCACCACCAGCAGGAGCAGATGGATTGTTTGCTGGGAAGTTAGCAGAATAAGTCACAGTGTTGTTTGTAGCACTAGCAACAGTTAAAGCTGCTCTTGAATAAGCAGTATAACCACCACCAACTGTCAATTCAGCACCAAGCGCTGTATCACCTGCACCGACACCAGGACCACCAGCAACTTCAGCAGTTGCGCTGGTACCAATACCAATGTGAGACATAACCGCAAATGTAGTACCTAACATACGAGAAGCGATAAACTTCTTGCCGTCATAAACTACAATGTTTGGAACATACACTTCTTGCTTGACAATGTCTGTCTCTGTATCTGTAAGGATAAGAGATAGAGCACCTTCAATTTCGATAGTGTTCTTATATTTTGGAATTAAAATCATTTGTTTCTCCTAATAGGATTTTAAGTTATTGCCGTAGAGGCATTGTAATCCGACAATGGAACGAAATATCCAGAAGATGGATCGTCATCGCCGTATGAATTTAGTCTAATTAAACCAGGACTCAATATATTTATTGAATCGCTAGAACCCTTTGTGTATTCTTTAACATATACTTCTGGTGCTGCAACGCTATCAGATAAGTTTTTAGTGAATTCGCCTACACTATAAGCATCAATTAAACTTAGTAATTCTGCTGGAAGATCTTTAGTTAATTGAGGAGAATACGCATCAGTTGAAATCAGCGATTCAGTATGATTCTTAGTGATATCATGACCAAGTAAAATATTACTTAACGTTAAAGTTTCAACGTGATATTTGTCATATAGATTCTGATATGCATCAGTTGCAAATAACTCAACGATATCAAGTTTAGTGAGAACGGCTTTACCGTCTTCTATTAAAGTTATAATCTCCGACTTAATAAGTTCTGGAGTGTTGAAATACTTATCTCCTGATGTACTTACTGTATCTTCTGGAAGATTCTTAGTTGGCAAATTAGACAATGGATCTGTTACGACCAATGTCTCTAAAGGCATATCTTTAAAATAATCTTTATTGATTATTTCACCAGTAATGCTCAGTATTTCCTCTGGCATATTCTTTACTGGCCACTTAGCTACTGAATCTGGTGATGTTACAGTATCTTCTGGCATATTCTTAGTGAATGCTTTAGGAATTAATAGTCCAGTTGAAGCATCCAATTCAGTCAATGATACAGAATCAATATGAAGTTTAGAGCTAATGAAAGCTGGTCTTCCAGAATTAGAAATAACTGGATTACCACTTGGCGTATGAGTAACTACTGTTCCAGTTAAGCTAATAGTATATGCGTCATAATTAACACCAGCATCTTGTGTAATAGCTAAATCGCCGATTCTCTGCCCATCAGCATCAAGACTAATGCTACCAGAAGCATTAACTGGAACTACTTTACTTACAAATTTTGGTGGTGTAACGTTACCGGTACTTGGTAATAGTGAACCAGCATTAGAACCATCTTGATAAATGTATGGAGTAGTAACCGAGTCAACTAATAAGTTCTTAGTAAAAGCTTTTGGAGGTGTAATATTGCCTGTATCTGGATTTTTAGAACCTGCATTAGAACCATCTGAATATTTGTAAGGCTGAGTGACAGTTTCAAAAAGATTCTTTGTAGCATAATATGCTAACTTGCCTTGACTTGAGAATACTTGGTTTGCACCTTCAACTAAAGAAATACTTACATCAGAAAATAATTTATCAGAGCCATCGATTGAATATAAACCATTAAATGTTACACCATAATTATCATATCCATAACCGCCATCATATACAGCTTCAGTATCAGAAAATTGTAGAAGTCGTAGTGGATTGCTTTGAACAAGAGATAGTTGTAAATTATTAAAGATACTATATTCCGAATATCCTCGCATACCTGCAGGATGCAACAGTGATTTTACAACCTCTGCATATTTGCGAAGCTCTTCTTCAACCTGAATAACATATGAAAAAGCTTGATAGTACTTACCATCATGAATGTACATTTCGTCAGAAATGAATCCATCAGCTTTTAAATAATATCCTGGATACTTAGCAACAGCGCCAAGATTAATCTCAATAATTGCTAGATCTTCATCAATTACTTTTTGTGTAGTATCAGCATAGAATTGTTGGACAATTTCACCAACATAAGATGGATCGGCGAAGAAACGATCAGCTCTATTTTCAGGAGCACCGACTGGAATACTTTCGTCATAATAGAAATACGTTTGCTTACTTGCAAAACCATAATCAACGAAACCACCAGAATTTTCTATGTATGATGGATTAGATAGTCCACGAAGAGTAACGGTGTCTCCATTCTGTAAATCATAAATGTTAACATTAAATCCAGTAGTTGCCTGATATCTCTTTGGAACAAATGTTTTTCCAGAACGCGTTACTTTAACATCAAGAGATGGAACATCTTGATTAATAGCATAATTTACAGCAAATGTTTGATATACTGTAGTATTAGTAATTCCACTAACTGTGTATGTTTTATTATCAGTTGTTCCAGTAACTTGCAATGGGTGAATATATTCCCAAGCTAAGACATCTTTGCTTGAAAGATATGAATAGAATGTAGTCTTATAATCTAAGCCGAATCTAATAATTTGAAAAGCTTTAAGACCACCGTCGCCATTAATCTTTGTTATTTTAATAACGCATCCACGTCCTAAACTTGTCTTTAACGCGTATAGATCACCAACTTTAAATCCCTTTCCGGCTTTAAAGATTTTAATCTTAGAAGGACATGGAAGAATCTTACCAGTGTATGTTACACCATCAATAGTAGCTGTAACAGTCGATCCTATTTCAATTTCATTTAAATAATCACGCTGAATGAAAATTTCAAATACACTTAAAGAATATTCTAATACGTTTTCTACGTAAGTTTGAATCTTCTTTTTTGGAGTTTGTATCGTTATGAATGTACCATTAACTGGTGTCAATGTAGTTGTAGCACCAGTCATCTCAACGAAAATAGATACGTCTTGTTTCCACTTACCATCGGAAACACGAAGAACTTGAGTTGAAGGATAAAATAAAGATGCTTCTTTATTAAATAGTGTTCTAAATAAAAACTTAAAAGAATCTTCACTGCCACGTGAAAGATAAAATTCTCTTAAGTGTTTTAATAACTTACGCGGATCTTCTGCAAATTCAATTGGTAGGTTTTTAGCTAATTCACTCTTAAAATTAACAATGAATTCGTCAAGAGTAGTATCAACATCTCGAATACCTTCAAGATTTTGTGACTGCGTATCCTGTAGCCATCCGTAATAAACTTTTACGAATTCTACAAAAGCTGGATATGTTTCTCTAACATGTTCAGGTATTTGTCTCTGAACTGCTATCGATTGACTTAATTTGCTACTCATTAATTTCTACTTGACGTAAATGTATAATTGTTTGCTGTTGTTGCAACACCGCTTTGCGTAGTATCTGGCATCACAGTGATATTAATTCTAGAATCTGGTATATTTACAATGTAATTACGCAGTGAAACTACATCAAAACTTTGTGTTTTAATAATGAAATAAAAATTGGCATCAACTAAATTAACAATCTTTAATCCTGAGATTTTGATAACACCGTTTGCATAATCTACTGTGCCAATCTTAGGATTGTTAATAATTTTAGCACCAGTACCTTCAACAACACTATATGTACGCACATTACCATACCCATCATCATCCATATAATATATAGTATCGCTATTGTCTAAATAAAACCCAGTAGACTTAAATGCTTCTTCTGGCACATTTTCAGTATAAATTGGGTTAACAATATTTAGTCTATACTCTGCTGCAATATTATATTTTGGAGTAACTTCACAATAAACTTTAAATGTAGTTATGTTACTTAAAATTGATTGATCTGCTGCATCTATAGATGCAGAGAATTTTGACATTCTAAAAATACCATCAAATTTTCTAAGATTATTATTTCTATAATTCTGAATATTGACTAATACAGCATTTTTTATCTCGTCCATAGAACGAGTCGTCTTATTCTTATTATAATAAATCGAAGTTGTAATCTCTAAATCTAAATAAGAAGGATCTACAATTTCAGGCGTAATCGAAACTATGTTACGTGTTTTTAGTAATGATTCGGTGATATAACTCTTTTCGGGAGGAGTTAAATAAGGACCATTAGTAGGTTTAAGTGAAAGGAATACCTTTCCATACTGAGGTGGATCATTGTCCTCACCGCCCCAAACACTTATAGAATCTAAGTTTGGATAAAGTTTCTTTAAGAGCGCAGTGTAATCACCTGTAGTAACTGCTCTATTTTGATTAAAGAATGAATGAGAAACATTAGAGCGAATTTGATCAACTGTTTCGGCTTCTCTTCCACCATAAGATGTAGATATTAATTCAATACCAACACTACCACCAAGTCCAGTTCCAGTGTAAGTAAATATTTTTGCACCATTACCAGCAGCTTTATTTGTAATCATAAACTGAGCAGTAATTACATTACCAGTTTGAATAGGCATTCCTAAATCATTCGAACCAAATGATATTTGATATGTTCCATCATCTAATTCTTTAACATAGTAAACTTTACTAGTTGGACTTAATTGTAGAACATCCATTGCTCTTTCATATCTCTCATAATCTGGTTGTTCGCCAGTAGGCTGAACTGTAATTGTGAGAGTAGAAATATCAATATTAGGATTATTAAGAATAAACTTTTGATATGGCTCTGTGCAAACAAATAATAAAGTTTGAGGAGTACCTTCGTAAATTTCTATTCCAGTGAAAGAATATGCTAAACCATTTCTTTCAGCCGCATAATCCTGTAACGTATAAAATGTATAAGGAATCGTATCAATAGTAGTAGTAAAACTACTTAGTTTTGGAATGTATTTAATCTGAGGAGGATTAACCGCACTAACTGGAATTGTCACAGTTAAATTAACCTTTGCTCTTGAAGCGAGACATGATTCTGGAGTGTAACCAAAATTATTAGCAATAGAAACAACACTGCTTCTCTTACTTGCAGAATCTAAAAACATTTCATTAATAGCTAAGTTTGTATACAAAGCATTATAATGCGTGTTATAAGCAAGTAAATCTATTAATGTAGAAAGAGCAGATCCTTCAAAGTCATAGTCACTAAACTGACTCTGACCTCTCATGAAGGTCTTTAAATTTTCTCTAATCTGATTATAGTCTAAATCAGATACTTTAATTCTATTATTCGTAGTCATCTAGTTCTCTCTAAGATTAAATTGACTGACACCGGAGTCTCTGTGTTCTTTATTTTAAACATAACAGTTATATAAGCGTCATTATTTTCTGGGCTAAATCTAACTGCAACACCAAGAAGATCTACACGAGGTTCAAAATTAGCAATAGTATCACTTATAGTTCTCTCAATCATAGCAGTTAAGATTGGAGTAATTGGCTCAAATAATAAAGCCTTTACCTGACATCCGATATTACTTCTAAATGGTCTTTCATAGTTTCTGGTTAGAATTAAATTTCTTATAGACTGCTTAATAGAATTTTCATCGTAGCGCACCGTCACATCACGCGTTGCAGGATGTGGTAAGAAGTTAAAATCTAAATCTGTGTATGTTCTAGTATTACGTGCCATATTGTTATTTATTTGAATTTATGTCATCCAGAAAAGACTCTTGCAGCACCTGAAATTATAATGTTATCTGAATACGTATCGCCAATTCTTCCAATTTTACTGCCACATGCTGAAACTCTACTAGAATAACTATTTAAAGTACTCATGTCTGGAACGCAGCCACCTTTAGGATGGGATCCTACTAAATCTCCATCAACGACGACTAGACCTCCCATAGCATAAACTCTTTGTTGACTAGGAGGTCCAGTGTTAGTAGTCATTGGAAATCTGCATTTCCATCCAGTACCATCTGGAGAAAATACAGAATCAGTTCCACTTCTAGCAACTGCAGGCATTATATAGTTCCTTTAGCTAATAGAGCTTTAAACGCAGCTACTGCTGGTGGATATGTCCAATATATGTCTTGCAATATTGTTACTGTTTCTTCTGTTTCACCCGGAGTAGTAGCAGAAGTATACTTTATCTTAATAGTATATGGCACATCGTATATGTATTTCACTGAAGGTGGTGACCATTTTACAATAGAAAGATATGGTTCTTGAGTATTAGCTGGAAGAATCTTTAAAGACTTATCTTTCATAATGAATTGATAATACGCATCAACAAACACTCCCGTTGCACTACCAGAAATTCTAATAGTATCTCCAACTTTAGTAAAAGTAACACCTGTTACATCGGATTGCATTGATATTATTTTTGTTATAGTTACTGGCTCATATGTTACGCTTCCTTCGCCTGCAGGTATAGGCACAGCAAAACCAATGTCAACTGAAAATAAATCGCCGCCTTCATATACCCCATCTATAACATTTGCCGGTGGGCCTGCACCTTCTGGATCTGAATATCTACTTGCAATAAGTGGAAATCCACTCATATTGCTTTTTGTTATTTTAAGCTGCGCCAAGATTAGTCAATCCTTGAGAATGAGTCTTATCATTTAAGAATGTTAAAACTTGTTTTCTATTAGTACCAACGCTATTATGTCCAAGGTGAATCCAATTAATTCTCTTAGGATCTTTGCTACCATTAACGCCAGGATCTCTATATTCTAGTAATAACTGATCAATTGGTAATGTAGCAGCAAATTTTACAGCCCAGTCATAGTTAACTTTGTATCCATAATTACCACCAATGGATACGTCAGCAGCTGTGCCAATTAGGTGCGGAGAAAGAAGCACTGAGCCCGCGACAGGATCATTTCTAAAGCAAGAAGTTAAATACCAAGCTTTATCAACTGGTCCAACCATTTCATTAACTGGTCCAAGTATATTAACGCATAAACCTTTTAAATTACATACAATTTCTTGTACTGAATATACTTTTCCATTCTTCCAGTTAACAGTGCTAATGGTTCTACCCTTTGTTAGTTTACCCATAGTCCATTTATAACCAGTCGAATCTGTGTAAAGAACATAAGATTCTGGGAAAGAAGTCATACCAGAAATTATGTCGCAATCTACAGAACTTGCTATTTTCTTATTTTCTGGAGCAGGAGTACTTTCCACGGCTACGGCTTTATCGCTAGTAGTTGGAGTTGCTCTTTCTTCATGATATTTTTTAGCTTTCGGATCTTCATTTTCTTCTGGAGTTTCATATGAAAGTTCTTCTTCAAGATTACGTGGAGGAGGTTTCAATTGCTCAAATGTACGAGAATTCTTAGTGCCTTGAGAAACTGCACCTGGTAAACCAGCAGCAGAAGCACTATCTGCTCCTTCAGCAAGATGCACAGTAGAACCTTCAATCTTAGCTTCACCTCCAGCATTAGCATGGAATCCACCAGAAGATGTAAGTTTATTAGCGCCATCTGCTGTGACATTAAAGTCTGAATTAGAATCCATTTTTATATTGGCGGCGCTTAATTTAAATTCACCACCAATACGCATTGACAAATCATTTGCAACGCTAATATCTGCATCACCTGCCATATTAATCTTAGTATCACCAGTAACGTCAATGAAAGCATCTGCTTCTACTAATATTCGAGCTGTTCCATTAACAGTCACATTGCAATCACCACCAATAAATACGTATCCATTTCTTTCCATTATGTAATAGCCATCACCAACTATACGATTAACCTGTGAACCATTAGCGTCAATTTCAGTATATGTGCCTTTACGATGATACATATGAATACGTTCATTTTCTGGCGTATCGTCGAATTCTAGTAAATGACCAGATTCAGTTTCCATAACTTTATTGTATGGATACCTAGCATTAAAAGGAATATCTGGTTGAGACCACTCAAATCCATTAGCAGTCTCTACACCTTCAAGACGTTTTTGATCTTTGTATTCAACAACTGTTCCAGTGATTTTTCCACGTGCTAATCTATTAGTATCTGGCTCTCCAATATAATTGCGAAGAGGATACTTCATATTAGGATCGTTAAATCCATTCACTAAATTCTTCTGACGATCTTTAGGTAATCCGTTTTCGGCAATGGGCACTGATTGAACGTCTTCTCCTTTATTAGTACTCTTATCTGTTTGTTCTGGAGTAGGAGAATCATCGCCAAGAAAATATTTGTAATACCCACGCTTTTTATTATATCCACCACCATCATTACCAACAGCTCTTAGTGCTTTTTCAAAATAACCGGGATCTGTAGGATCTGCTGAAACTCTACGCTTCATGTATTGTACTGTAACTGCAGCAGAAACAGCATAATCTGTATTAAGTAAATCAGGTTGAGATAAAATATCTACGCCAGTTAGTTTTGCATATATGGCATAATTGCTTCTACCAGTTATCTGTATGAAGCCTCTTCCATAAAATTTGCCACCATCACCGGGTTGATTATTTCCAAGAGATCTTCCGTTATTTTCTGGAGCATATACCAAATCGAAGAATGATTCTCGGGTGCCTTTCCACTTAGCATATTTTTCAGCTAGGTCTGGCTTATTTCCAAATGTATAACCAAACACTTTCATTAGTGAAGCTGCTGAAGAATAATAATATCCTTCTGCCTGTGGAACACATCCACTTTCTCCCATAGCAATTGCTAATATAGCAGCTCTTCCGTATTTGCCCTTTATTCCCTGTCTATCCATTTCAGCATTTAATGCATCAATTCCGGGCTTTGCTCGTGGCGAAGGAGGTGGAACTGCTTTAACTTGAGTTGCAGTAGAATCTGTAGAAGAAGCAGGAGAAGGATTTGGTTGTGTACCGGTAGTAACTGGATTGCCACTTCCATCAGTGACAACAGAACCAGATCCATCAGTAACTACATTTCCTGCAGGAGTAGCTTCTACTTTTGGAGGTTTAATGTCAATCGAAATGCTATCATCTTCATCATCATCGATTGCCTTACTTTCGTCTTGAGGTATTCCACCAATACTACCCAATATAATTGGTTGCTGATGTTCAGCATCTCTAAACATAATAACAACCCAAGTACCTTCTACAACTCCAACTGGTGCAACGCCAATACCATTCATTGCAGCGGAAGTTACGGGTTGCATTGGATATGCCCAAGGCAAATCTTCTGTTGGTAGTATAGTCTTATCGTGTGTATGTAAACCAACGACTCTAACTTGGCATCTACCAAGTTTCAAAGGATCTTTTCTATTTTCTATGCAACCAGTATATAAATTCATTGTTATGCGCTCAGGTTAACTAATACAGAATTCTTAACGATTTCCATATTACATGTATGATTTTCACGTGTAATTGTATGGCTTATAGCAGATATTAAATATTTGCCAGAAAGAATCTTGTCTCTTGGATCTTGATCATCTTTGGTAATCTGTGTAGCTTTTGGTAAATACAAATCAATTACTCTTCCTACAGTATAGTCTGTTCTTCCATACACTTGAATATTAACCTTATATTTAGAAAGATTTTGGAAGAAAGAAATTCTCTTCTGCTGAAACTTAAATGATGTTGCATCACCGTAATTAGTAAAATTACCGTAATACTTTGGCATAAACATTTGAGCACTTTGAGCATTTGCTAAAGTGTACTTAGAATATGCTGGATTAGGATTTAAAAGCGTATCAGGTTTAGGATCCTTCTTTACACTATAATCTTTTACTGTATATTTTTTAGTAGTAATATCATATGTAATAAGTCTAGATTTCATTCTACCAGATTGAATATCATTCATATAATCTGTCAATACTGGAATGCTAATATCAAGAATTCTCTTAAAATCTTCTTGCGGATCTCTAGTATTACCAGTTCCAGACGCATCAGGTGTTCGTGTATAATTGTCTTTAATAAATTTATGAGAAGGTTCAGATTTTAATATTTCATTAATTGAACGGAAGTTAAGCCCATCTCTGTTTTCATAAAACAAATATGAAGGAGAATAAGCAACACTTAAAGCAGCATCGCACAAATAATTTAAGCACTTCACTGGAGACCAAAAGTTAGCAGTGAACTTAGTAGAATTAGATGTCTGTTCTACATTAAGCTTTTTAGTAGTCTTCAATCCTTTTTCGCCAAGTATAGTTGAAGCTAATTCATTAATCTTACCGTCAAAAGTCTTACTAATTTTCATATTAGCATCGACTAAAAAATCTGAAGATATACATTTAAGCGCATAAACTACTTCTCGCTCTTTAGTATATTCACGATCAGTAATCTTATAAACGTAAAAACGTCCTTTAATAGGAACATCTAATGATGGAGTTACTACATCAATGTCGACAAACTCTTCTCCGACAAATGGAAATATATTAATATAATCTACAGATTCTCTCAATACAATAGTCATTGTAGTGAATGGCGAAAACATATCTTCATAAATTTCAATCATTGAAACTTGATTAGTTACGTTTGCAGCTTGGCCGTTCAAAGAATTAATTTGAACTTCTTTTATCTGTATATCACCAGCAAATTTTAAACCTGAAGTTGCCATATTATGGTGTTACTAAATTTTGGAATTCTTTAACAAATTGATCAATTAAATTCTTTGAAATTAATTTAATTCTACGCTTGCTTTCATTTTCTCTTATTTCGTATTCCTCATTAGTAACAGGATGATATTCATCATTCAATTTAAAACCATTTGTTGGAACATTAAAATTGGTCACGGTCGTATAAACATTCTTGCCAAGTGTTTCATCGTAACGTATACCATTTAATGAAACTAAATCACCAGGAGAAAATCTTCCATAGTCTAACAATATTACTGCTACATTAGTTGTAGAATCTATTGATTCGATTCTAGCATTTGCGTATGGATAGTTGGTAATAAAATCATGTGTTATTTCGCGCTGATTTTCTAAAAGATTAGTAGTGTATCCAAACTTAATAAGAGGTGTTACGGTAGAAGGCAGTTTTAATGTAGCAACTCCTTCTACAACTATGCCATTACGTTCATAGTGATGAACGTGTTCTGGAAAATCATATTTTTCTGCGATGTATTGGCGTAGCTCATATTCAGACATTGGAAAATCGCGAAGATAATCATAACGCTCATTTGCTAGCATTATAACCCAATGGAGTTCTGGATCACCGTATACTTTCTCGGCAATAATCTCAGGTGTTTCACCTTCTTGAATATCGTATTCGTCATAGATAGTTACATTCTCTAAAATCTGCTTTCTTATTCTGACATTAGTAGTAATATCAGTTAAGACTTGAAGAGTAGTAGATGTATTATCCTGAGGAAAGTCGTAGAATATTTTTGGAAATTGATTAAAATACATTTTAAGTAAATTTCTCGATAAGTTCCTTTGACAAAAGCATAAGTTCTTTAAATGTCAAGGTGATGTTAATTTGAGTTGGCATACCATCTGCAAATGTACTGAATACTCCATTTGGCGTATAATTAACGTTCATTTCTGTTAATACACATGATGTATGACGATGAATATTTAAGTTTTCTTGAGTACCCTTATAATACACAATATCAAACTCAGATGGATAAATGTATAAAAATCCAGTAGTATCTTTAAATTCCGGATGCATATGATATTTAAATGCACGAATAATATTCAGTACATTTCTTGCTTCGGTTGATGATTTTGGAGCAAACTGATAATCAAAACTGAATGTTCTAAAATCCACATTCTTAAATGCTTGTTCTTTCTTTGGGTTTGCAGCTAATCCAGTTGCAATTCCCATCTCTTTACCCATTGGACCCGAATTAAGTGCCATTGCAGTTACTACATCTCGCACTAAACCGCCACTACGTTTAATATCACCATCTTTATCTAAAGCGCGTCCGATTTCTTCAGCGCCTTTTGCTAGTGCAGAAAATGCTGCAGTATCCTCTTCTCCCCAAGAAGCAGAATATCTCGTGTTAAGTTGATTGGGAATATATAGTGCGATTGCAGTCTTTAGTCTTTTCTGAGGACGAGTAAATTTAACATCCTTTTCTTCTGCTGGTGCTACTTCACCGTTATTCACATTAGATGAAATTACTGATGCACCGACAGCTCCAACAGCAGCACCTGCAACTCCACCTCCACCTGCACTTCCTCCCAGCGCGCCTATTACCGTACCACTAGCACCACCAGCTACTGTACTTGCCGCAATAGCTTGCTTACTAGTAATTTTCTGTCCAATTAAAGCACCTCTTTCATTTCGTTGAACTCCTTCAACTACTTGAGCACCTTCACCGCCATTTGCAAGTACTCGAGAATCTACTGAAACGTTAATATAAAAAACTACTCGATTGTTACCATACTCTTCACTTGACATCAAGTCTTCTGGATATGACATTCCAGTTAAAGAATACTTGCTCGAGTCAAATGAAGTTGCAGTGTAATTTGGCTTAAAAGCATCTATGCTTTTACCTGATTGAGGCGTACTACTAGAATATGAACCCAAAACACCGCCAGCGCCCGATGCACCAGATAGTCCATTTGGGAAAGAATTTGCTATAGCATCTGTGCCTGAATTGGAGAAGTCGTCTGGGTATTCCATAATGGTGGTATAAATATAAGAGGGTTATAGTATATTTATTTATAGATGTTTCATAAGAGAAAATATGTTCCGCTATTTCCAGAAAAGTACGCTGGTGACCCATCAAATGTGATCATGCGATCAAGTTGGGAAACCAGATTTGCTATCTGGTGTGATAAGAATCCACAAATAATAAAATGGAGTTCTGAAGAAACAGTTGTACCTTATGTCTCGCCTATAGATGGTAGAATGCATAGATATTTCGTGGATTTCAAAATACAGACCTCAAATAATAAAACATATCTCGTGGAAATAAAACCAGCGAAACAAACACTTCCACCCGAAGGAACTAAGAAAACAAAGAAGTTTTTACTTGAAGCTAGTAATTATTTAGTAAATCAGGCGAAGTGGGAATATGCTAGGAGATATGCTAGAGATAGAAACTGGGAATTCATAATTATAACTGAACACGAATTAGGATTAACGTATGGCAAAGGATAGCCTACAAACAATTTTTGAGAAGAATAAGTTCGATAAATCTATCGCGCTAAAGTCACAGACGTGGTTTCAACAGCAAACCACTCTATTAGCAAGAAAGAGAATCGATCATAAAAAGCTATTCTCTCAAGAAAAGATAACTAGTAATATAGTTCCTGGAAAACTTTATATGTTTTTATATGATGCAAAACATAAAGATACACTTCCATATTACGATAGATTCCCGTTAGTGTTCCCCTATCAAAAAGTAGAAGGTGGATTTATGGGATTAAACATGCACTATCTTCCTTACTATTATAGGGTCCAATTAATGACAAGATTAATGCAGTTTGCTTCTAGTAAAACCTTAGACGAAAACACTAAAATGAGATATTCGTGGGCGTTAATTGCCGGTGTATCAAAATTCAGACTTGCCGAAGCTTGTATTAAACATTATTTAGCAGATCATGTTCGTTCAATGTTTATTGAGATCCCAGGAGATAACTGGCATACAGCAATGATGTTACCGGTAGAAAAATTCACAGTAAATAAGACAAGAGTGTGGGGAGATTCTCTTAAATGAGTAAACTAAACGAATTCATAGCAGGTGTAAAAATGGGAATGGCAAGAACGTCATTCTTCTCGGTAATGTTAAATCTTCCTAGAGCATTAAGTAATTATGAGCCTGTCAGATCAAACATGAATAAAATACTTTTATTCTGTGATCAGGCTCAGATTCCAGGAACATCTTTTTCAACAAATCAGACAAGATCTTATGGTGAATTTTCAGAAATACCATACGAAAAATTATATGAACCAATTCAATTGAGTTTCTATGTTGATGTAGATATGAATGTAAAAAGATTATTTGACGCATGGGTATCTCTAATACAAGATACCGAAACTCGCGATTTCAATTATCCAGATCAATACTATACTAAAATTGAAATTATAGTTCAAGATAGTATGGATTCGCCAAAGTATAGTGTATCGTTATATGACGTGTATCCAAAAACTATAGCGCCAATTCAATTAGATTATAGTTCTAAAGATATAATGAAGATGCAAGTAACATTGGTATATAAGTTTTTTGAAGTTAATCAAGTTTATACTCCTACAACTAACAGTAGCTCATCTATGATAGGAGTAGATCCACAGAGTCTATTAAGTGATGATATGATAGCAAATATGGATCCATTCAATATACCAGATGAATACTTCAATAATTTTGATGAATTTCAAGGGCAATTTAATAATTACGATTTTAGTTATGGTGTTAAGTCTG